TGCGTAACATATTGCATAGAACAGCCTTATGCCGCGGAGTACCTTTTTTATTTCTTACTGCACATACTGCACACACACACAATAATTAGGCACGCACGGACACCACACAGTATGTAAAGTATGCATGCAGCTAACACATACAACATACATTAGGTGGGTGTTATGGCAGTATGTAGCAAAACCCCTTCATCACGAGGCCTTATGAATAGAGGCCTACTGGAGGAGGAGGAGGAGGCAAAAAGTATCTCCTCCACGTCATCAAGCCAGTCGTACACAGGCCGCAGTATGTATTATGGAGGAGGAGCTTTTTATTTTTGTATAAGAAGATTTTAAAAGTAGTTTTATAGAAATTAGGTACTCCTTCTACATTGCACCCATTCAGGCTAGTGTTTATAGGCCTTAACATGGTGGAGGAGGACAGCAAGAGGCAATTACATATGTACTCCACACCCTTGTTATGCAAGGTAGTTCAGGCCTTGTATACGTAGGTAAGTAAGAAAAGACCTTTATTCAGGTGTATAAAGTATGGTGGCATGTAACAGTATGTAAAGTATGTTTTCATACTTTTTTATGAAAAATTTAACAAATATATTTTGTAGTTTGATAAATCAGCCTTATATTTACAACGTAGAAACAAATAAAACAATAATCATGAAAACTGCTAAATTAAAAAGAGGTCAAAAAGTTAAAATAGATTTAACCACGAAATACGGATCTAATTTTTCAGAAATAGGAATTATAAAAAAAATGTCCACTAAAAATCCTCTTTTAGATAAAAGAGAGGTAGAAGTATATGTTCTACATAAAATGGGTCATAGTTGTCATATTACTATATTGCCGGAACATTTAACAGCTATCTAAAACAGTATTTATGAAATTCAAAAGCTTAAATCACAGAACGCATTTATTAAACTTAGAATTCGAGTCTTATTTAAAAACAGAAGAAAAATACCAAAAAGAGGTGGATTTATCTCTAGCTTATATCGATGTTTGCGAAGACACTTATAATGTTCATCTAAAAAGAGTCGATATTTTTGAAAAAAAATTACAAGATCAACTTGATGCAGCATGTAAAAGTTTTAAATTGTCGACTGTAGAGTATTTACAAATGTTAGAAGATTTTCAAAATAATAAAATTACACTAAAATGAAAAGTTCAAAAATAGACTTAACAAATAGAACAAGGCATAATGCCAAAATTGACATTATAGCTGGTAGTGCAATAAGTGAAAAAATACACATATACATAGATCACGAACCGAATCAAGTCGATAAAAAAAACAAAAAGCAAGTCATTACTTTATCTAAAGAAGAGGCTAAGCGTATAAAGAGATTTTTAAATTCGGTAGATTTTTTAACCTAAAAACATTAACTAATCATGCACACAGATCACGACATTTATTTAGAACGCTTACAGACACGAACAAAACTCCAAAAAGCTTTAAAAGAAGAAATCGACTTAACGAAAAAACTAGGTACGCAAATCCATTGCAGCTTTAAGCATAATACATTCCTTAAAGATGTAACTATTCAGCAACGAATCAAGTATATAATTAAAAATAGAATATACAAGCCTAGTCTATCGATTGTCGATGAAACATCAAAGTATTTTATAGAGAAGCCCGGAAAGCAGTATGCTAGCGGCATAAGTGTGAAGAAGTTTAACGAAAACCAATTAAGATGAAATTTAAAGACGTAAAAAAAGGAGACATATTATTTACTCAAGTTTTTATTAACACAGTATATTCTAGGATCATGTCTTTTCAGAAAGCAGTAAAAGTAGTAAAAGTTACAGAAACTCAATTTACTACGGAAGACATGAGAAGATACAGAAAAAAGGACGGGAAAGAAATAAGCGATTATGTGTTTATTGAAAAACACGGAAAAGATCAGACACGAGAAATCGAAGAGTTTAAAAACAAATTAGCTCTTATTAGAGACTGTAACAGGTTAATAAGAAATAGTAGAGTTAATTCTGATCATAGTGAAGATAAAATCAAAAAGTTAATTAAAATACTCAAGTCGTTATGAAAAAACAACCTTTTTTATACTGGTGTAAGTCTTATCATGATTTAGGATATAATCTATATTTAACAGACTTATATGGCAAAGATGGAATAAGAATGGAAAAAAGATATTCTTATAAGGCCGAAAAAATGCTTTTCTGCGAACAAATTATACATCACGATAGAATTATAGATACAGAATATTTAGAAACTATATTAGATTTTCTGTATAAAGAAATTGAACTTCAAGAAAAAGAATATGAAAGTAAATAAATACAACATACATTGGCAAGTAGTTAGATTTAGAGCTAAAGACATCAGAAATGTAAAGCAAAAATTGGAATATGTTATGGATTGGTTAAGACATAACAATTCTGTAGAAAATTTCGAGCGTGTTAAAAAGTGGATGCAAATGTCTCCTTATGGATTTAAAGAGCATGCTGTTAAAGAATTGTATAAAGATGCCTTATTAGAAATAAGAACATGGACTTACAACAAAAAAGACAAGCCTAACGATTATAGTTTATATGACGACTTTGTGTTAAAAATGGTATATGATGATGTCTCTAAAAGAAAATATAATTTTCAGTATAAACAAACACCTAAGGACCATGATATTTTTGTTTTAAGTCTTGGCACTTATTTAGGATTACTTTAATTAGCAAAACATTTTGCAGTTTAAAAAAAAACACTATATTTACATCCCTTTTAGTTTAAAACACACAAAACAATGACAAAAAAGAGCAAAGCAATTTGCGGTCTTGTTGACCAGACAATTGCAGACTACTACAAAATTTTCGACGGTAAAATATCGGATAAAAGAACAGGTATTATAATCTTTGCAATTATTGGAGATATGCCTTATAATTCAGAAACACGTGAGATATTAGACTATTGCAAAAGCAGATTTAATTTCGACATACCTTCTCACTTATGAATCGTAACAGCTACAAATACAAAATAGCCTTTAAAGAAGGATGTAGAGTAGGAATACTTTTAGGAAGTATAATAGCTGCAATGATCTTACTAGGTTTGGTAATTACAACTTATATAATCATTTATTTTTTAATTTAAAACCCAATGCTATGGAAAATCCAACCCCAAAGGAAAGACCAATAGGACTTAACAATGAGATTACGCTTAACAATCCGACATTAATATCGGAAGCAATGAACTTGCTTAATATTGCTGAAATGTATTTCGATGATATGCAAGCAAGAGGAAAAACCGAGACAATACCGTTTAAGATAGTTTATGCGGTTCTAACAAAGATTAATTATGATAAAACAAATACTAAAAAGGCTTGATAACCTTACAACTTACAATGTAAAGATAGATCCAAATGATAGAGAATTTTGTATTCTTTTAGAAGAAAAAGACACTCTAGGAGAGTGGGTAAAAAAAGAAGATATTATTGATGTTATCAACGAGCTAGAAGTCGAAGTAAATAAACTTTCTAAGATTTCTAGTATAAGAAAGCCATATACTAAAGAAATAATACACTATATAGACCTTCCTTTAGGCGATGCACTTAACTTTTTCGTTAAAGAAGCAGCTAGAAGAGATGTTTCTTTTTCAGTTATAAAGTCTTTAGGAAGCGATTATTATCGAATGTACATACCCGGAGCTAAAGAAATACACATAAAAGAAATATCTAACCTTATAAACAATGAATTATGCTTAGAAAAGAAAACTTCAATGTAGATAAAGAACATGACGAACTCTTTAGAATACTGGAGAATCAGCCAGTTCATCCATCAGAACAATTTAAACACATTTTAAGAATAAGAAATTTTTTAATAGATATTAAAAAAAACTATTACGAAAAAGGTTTTCAATCAAGTTTACAGATAAACAAAAAAGAATTATGAGAAAAGCACTTATCCGAGTATTTATTTTAAGTTATTACTTTAAATTTAGGGGCAAATTAGTAGAATTTAGCAGAATGTTAGCACTAGCAATGACTACATTTGCAATAGGAGTTTTAGTTGATCATTGGTTAGCATTTATTCCTTTTGCTATAGTTAATTTTATTGGATTAGTGTATTTTAAAATACGTCCAGTAACAGATAAAGAAGCTGAGAACGGAACACTTACTATTAACCAAGCTACTGCTTATTTTAATATTAAAGCTTATCGACACGGAAATCCAGAATATAATGATATAGCTGATGGATTAAGAGAAGACTTTAACAGAAGATTTAAGATTCAAGAAGCTTCTTTTTCGGCTTATGTAGAATTTGCTATTATAATTACTTATATGATTTTCTTAGCAATATTGTTTTTAAGATATGGTTCTCCGATATAAAATGAACTCTAAAAACATCAAAATTATAAAAGGCTTAATAGACCTTAACGGTAAAGAAGCTTCAAAAGACAAAATAGTAGAAGAGGCTATAGAATTAGCGTTATCACTTATTCAGCTTAAGTGCCCTACTAAGATAGATAAGAAAAGAAGACTTAATGATGTTTATTGCGAATTAGCAGACATGAAAATAATGATGCGAAAAGCTGAAATGTTGTTTAGTAAAAAGAAAATAAATAGGCTAGTCAACCATAAGTTGCAAAAAAAGAAGTTAAAATATTTAGACAAAAATGGTATACGAAATTAAAGCACCTCTAGGCGGTTTTTTTAAGCACACTTTTAACTATCAGCAGGAAAAAAAGAATTATGAGAAGTATGCTAATATGCCTTTAAAAGAGTTTAAGAAATGTTTAAAAGACAGACAGACACTAGGAAATATTGGACATTTAACGTGCCATATATTAGCTACTAAGGAGCTGCCTACTCATGAGTACACCATGCAGCTAAGAGACCACGGTTTAATTCATTTGTTATGGCATTGTGTTGAAAATAAATACGAGTGTAATGCATTAGCAGATAAAATTCAAAAACTATTTAAATTATACGTAAAACTGAGCTAAAATGACAAGGCATCAAGAAAGAATAATAGAGGTAATTATATTTTTTTTAGTACTTATAACAATACCCAAGATGTTTGGTACAATACATTTTGTTTGGTCTTGGATACCTGCGTCAGTAGTATTAGGATTAATTCAAAATAAATAAATAAACAATTATTACATGAAACAGATAAAAATTTTTATAGAGAGTATCAGCACAATAGAAGACCCTACTACAAAATTTTCTATTTTAGAAAAAAAAGTTAATGTTTTTTATGAAACCTTAGAAAAGAAGGAACTAGGTAGAGTTATTAATAAAGATGTTTGTTGTACTGACAAAAAAATAATCATTACTATAGAATACGCTTTATTTAATGATGTTAGCAAGAAAAATCTAAAAAAAATTAAAAATCTTTAAATACAAATAAATCTTTAAAAATGGAACAAAACAAATTAGTACAGGCATTTACAGAGGCCTTAAACGATCCAAAGGTTATAGAATCTTTAGCATTGTCTGTAAGTAAGAAAATTATTCAAAAGAAAACAAATCCAAGTAATATTGAAGACGAGCTAGTTCAGAAACATATTGTATTTGGAAAAGAAGGTTCAAATACTGGAACTTTTATGACGGTAAAAGAAATTACCTTAGCTATATTGAAATTTGACGGAGACTTAACTATAAGGCCTAGAGTTTTTGGAAAGTCTTTGATTAAGCAAGCTATTTTAACAAAGGATAGTAGACTAGGAAGAGTTTATTTAATTGAAGGCATTTTTGAAAAAATTACAACTGAAATTATTGATGAAATACAAGCTAACCAAGAAACTGCGGAGATAGAAGTAGATGAAGAAACTGTTAGCCAATTCGCTAACTATTCAAAAAAAGAATTAAAAGCTTTTATTAAAGAGAATGATATTCCTTTAAAAATAAAAGGAATGGAATTAAAAGAGGTTTGCGAAACTTTAGATAAGTGGGTTGAAGAAAATTCTAAACCAGATCAAGAAGAGACAGAAGAGGTTGAGCACGAAGAAATAGGTGAGGACGAACTAGAAGTTGATATAAATTTGTTAATTTCTGCGGTTAATGGATTTGATACTTTAGAAGACTACAAAGAGCAGTTAGACGGAATGAGTAAAAAAGCCTTGATCAAGCATATTAATAAGTACAAAATGCCAATTATATGTGAAGAGAAGGAAGAAGATGAAATAGTGCGTTCAATTATTGCATTAATAACGGAACAACTTCACGAAAAAGAAGAAGAAGCAGAGAAAGTAGAAGAAGCAGAGAAAGTAGAAGAAGTAGAGGAAGAAAAATCTAAAAAAGAAAAGAAGAAAAAGAAAAAGAAGAAGAAAAAGAAAAATTAATTTTAACTTTTTTTTATATATTTGTTGTATGTAGATGCTCTAAGAGCAAGTAAAAGACTAGGTAGGTAACTTCACTTTAATTTATTATTGTTTTGTTTTCTACAACCCTGCCTAGTTGTTTTACTTTTTTTAACTAATCCTAATCTATTATTTTATGGAATTAAGACTAAGATATAATGAAAGGCAATTAAAAGAATTTGCCGATCAATTAATTATTATGTCAGAAAAAATAGGAATGAAAGTTTCTTCCCGTGGTTGGGCTTACCTTATGGAGCAGAGTCGCATGATAAATAAAGATCAGTTTGACAAAGTTAGCGATCTTATTAATAAGTGTAGAAAGAAAGGTTATTTACCTATAGACTTTGTAGCCGAAGAGAGCGAGAGAGCATTTAAAGGAATTGAAACTTTTGAAGGCGAAAATGTTTATGATCGATTTATAAAATTTTTGGGTTGGTCTTCAGATGTACACTCAGATTTACAAATAGAATGGTGGAAAGACGAAGAGTATTATATACAAATGGTAGTTGAAAAAGTAGATTTAGTAAACCTTTTTCAGCCAGTTTGTAGGCATTATAAAATTCCTATAGCAAACAGCAGGGGTTGGTCGTCTATTTTGCAGCGTGCAGAATATGCCAGAAGGTATAAAGAGGCTCAAGATTTAGGACTTAAGTGTGTACTTCTTTATTGTGGAGACCACGATCCAGACGGATTAAGAATAGGTGAATTTATCAGAAAAAACTTAGAAGACCTTAAAGATGTCATGTGGTCAGATGAAGAAACAGGATACAATCCTTCTGATCTAATAATAGACAGGTTTGGGTTAAATTATGATTTTATTATTAAAAATGATTTTACTTGGATCGACAATCTTATTACTGGATCTGGAAGAAACTTAGCAAGCCCAAACCACAAAAACTTTAAAATGCCTTACGTTCAAAAATATCTTAAAGACGTAGGAGAACGAAAATGCGAAGCTAATGTTATCGTTACTGAACCTATAATTGCGCGCGATCTTTGTCGTTCTGCTATAGATAAATATCTTGGAATAGATGCTTATAGCAGGTTTCTTAGAAAAAGAGATGATATTAAAAAAGAATTTGAGTCTTGGAAAGAAGAAAACGAAATAGATGATAAAATCGATGAAATTATTGATTTAACTTCGAAAACAAGGCCAGATTAAAAACAAAAAAACCTAAATGAAATGGAACGGAAAGTATAGTAATGCTTTTAATTATATTTCAAAGAAGTACGAATTTAGGTTCAATATTGTCACGAATTTATATGAATTTCGAAAGAAAAAAAAGGGCAAAAAACAACTTAAATGGATCAAATATGATGATAGGCACAAAAATTCGCTACTTTTAGAATTATTACAAGAGCATATGGACCAAGTCCCTACCGAAAAAGTAAATATATTTATAGAATCAAGAGAGTTTTCACCAGATTACAATCCATTTCAAGAGTATTTTACTAATATAAAAAAATGGGACGGAAAAACAGATTACATTAAGAAATTAGCAAAAACAGTAAAAACCGACAACAAAAAGCATTTTGCAAGAATTTTAAAAAAGTTTCTAGTAGGAACTATAGATTGCTTACTTAACGAAAAGTCGGTGAACGATGTTTGTTTAGTATTTCAATCTCCACAAGGTCTAGGTAAAACAAGATGGATGAGATCAATATTACCTAAACAATTTAGAAATGAGTATCTTTACGAAGGAAGTATCGATACAAGAAATAAAGATCATAATATATACCTTAGCCAATATTGGTTTATTCATTTAGACGAACTTGAAGCTTTAAAAGGTAATGCTATTGAATCTATTAAAAGTTATATCACTAGAGAAATGATAAACGAAAGAAAAGCTTATGGTAGATATACAACAAAATTTATCAGAAGATCTTCTTTTTTAGGTTCTGTTAATGCAGATAAGTTTTTAAGCGATACTACTGGTAATAGAAGATGGCTAGTTTTTAAAACTACAGATATTGACTACATGCACGACATAGACCCGGATAAGCTTTGGGCCCAAGTGTGGAGCATATATCAAGAAGGTTTTAGGCATTGGTTTGATACCAAAGAGATTAAAGAAATTAATGATCACAATGAGAGGTTTAGAAATATATCGCTAGAAGAAGAAATGATATTAAGATTTTTTGTGTTTAAAAACGCAGAAAAGAAGGGCGAATATTTAAACAGTACAGAGGTTATTGAAAAAGTTATTGCAAACGTCCCCGCATTTGCAAGTAAACTTAACAAAAGTACAATGGGGAAAGCTTTGAGCAAGCATTGTAAGGCTAAGAAAATGAAAGGTGGCATACAAACATACTACGTAGATTACTTAGGAGTGGAAAAAGACACTCAAACACCTTCACCAAAGGCTAATTTTAAAAATAATCAAATTAAAGAAGAGGACGAAGTCCCGTTTTAAAACCAAAAAAACAATGAAACAAATTGATTCTGAATTAGGACAAAAAGTAGAAAATCACTTAAAAAAATTAGGAATTGAAACACCTACCGTAGAAGAAAAGTATACAAATAAAGAAAAGCTGGTACACATAGAAAAAAGCTTTAAAACAATAATGCAGCTACTAAACCTAGACTTGTCTGATGATAGTCTCATGGAAACTCCAAAACGGGTTGCAAAGATGTATGTTAATGAGCTGTTCGAGGGATTAGATTATAGTAATTTCCCTAAGTGTACAACGTTAGAAAACAAATTTGAAGCAGATGAAATGGTAGTTGAAGGAGGGGTAAATGTTAGTAGTGTTTGCGAACATCACTTTGTTACTATAGACGGAGAAGCAAAAATAGCTTACATACCTAAGGATAAAGTAATAGGGCTTTCTAAAATGAATAGAATAGTTAGATTTTTTAGTAAAAGACCTCAAATTCAAGAAAGATTAACACTACAGATACAAGCAGCTTTAAGCTTTATATTAGAAGTTGATGATGTAGCTGTAGAAATAAGAGCCGTTCATCATTGTGTAAAACAAAGAGGTGTTGAGGACAAAAATAGCTGGACAACAACTAGAAAGCTAGGCGGTGTATTTAAAAGCCAGACAGATGCTAGAAATGAATTTTTAAATACTAATTAATGATTGTTACTGTTAATACAGATGCTTCCTTTCATCCCGTTCATAAAGTAGGTGCTTATGCTTTTTGGGTTGTTTGTAATCAGGGGAAAATATTAAAATCAGGTAGGTTAAAAAATGCTAAAAATTCAACAGATGCTGAAGCGATGGCTATAGCTAATGCTTTATATAGTATATCTATTTCTGATTTTACAGGAATAACTAAAATTATTATAAACTCTGATTGCCTTCCAGCTATACAAAAAATCAAATCAACAGCAAAAGAACCAACTGCTTATAAGTATTGCTATAACGTTATAAAGAAAATAAGAATAAAAAACGGAATTACAGGAAGAAGAATCCACGAGTTTAGACATGTTAAGGCTCATTCTGGAACTAAAGAACCTAGAAAATGGGTAAATGATTGGTGCGACAAAGAAGCTAAAAAACATATGAGATTGTATGTTTCGGAAATTTTAAAAAAAGAACACAAAATGTTAATAAAAAGATTAGTAACATGAAAGAAACAAAAAATGAAATATTATTTTAGTAGTTGTATGCGTGCGCTACCCCTTTTAGAAGAGTATAATCACAGAAATTTACTAATGTCTTTTGCTGTAGATGCAAAACGATGTGGAGAAGTACTAAATCAAAACGTTATAATAGATTCTGGAGCTTTTTCTGTATGGAACAAAGGTATTACCATAGATATTGATGAATACCTTAATTTCTGCTTAAAACAGCCTAAAGAATGGACATATATTAATTTGGATGTTATACCACCTAAAGGTAGCAGCAGTAAAGAAATAGAGAAATGTGTACAAGAAGGTTACGAAAATTACCAATATTTAAAAAAGAGGCTGAAAAACGTGATGCCCGTTTACCATTTAGGCGAAAGTACAAAATGGTTAGAAAAATATATGCAAGAAACGGATTACGTTGGAGTAGGGTTCGGAAATAGTAGACATGAAAAAGCTAGAAGAGCATTTTTAAAAGAAGTATTTAATTTTACTCAATTAGACTATAAGGTTCATGGATTAGGTTATTCTAGTTTAAGTGGACTTTCGATATTTCCTTTTTATAGTGTAGATTCTATAAGCTTTAAGAAAACGCATAATTTAAATGGAGGCGGGGTAGATTATTGGAATGAAGATAGAAGACTTTGGTATTATTTAAGGCTAAAAGTAAAGCAATTTATAAAATTAGAAAAAGAAATAACGGAACTTTGGGAATCTAGAGGTATTAAATGGTAAAATATGCAACAAATATTAATTAAAAATATTAATAAGCCAGATTGGAGCTTTAAAAATATAGATTCTGAGCAATATATTAATCTTAGAAACTCTATACATAAAAACGGACAGACCAAAAACATTATTGTTAGGCACTTAAAAGACGAATCTTATGAGATAATAGATGGCAAGATAGTTTTTGAAATATTAAAAGAAACTAACGTAGATTATATTTGGTGTTATGTCTATAGAAATATTACAGACCTAGAAGCTAAATTATTATATTTGCAAAATGATTTTTATTTTGAAAATAATTTCGTAAAAATCGCAAAAGCAGTTCAGGATATAAATAAAAAAATTACTAAGTTAGAAATATCTAAGCACACACGATACAATTATAATGAAATATGTGAGCTATTATTACTGATGGAATACGATTTTACAAAGTTCGAAATACCTAAAGAAGAAGGTAATTTCTTTTTTTTCTGAAAAAAATTGCAAAATATTTTGCATATTCAAAAAAGTGTTTTATATTTGGAATGTAGAAACGAATAAAAAACAATAGTTATGTACCAAGTAATTGACGACTTATTAGAAAAATTCAACAATAACGAATATAAATCTCAGCAATCCGCAGATAAAGATATGTTTATTATATCTAAAGAAGCAGAAAAAATAGAGGGCGGAGAAGAATACTTAAAAAAACAAATAGTAAAACAATTAAAAGAAAAAATGTCAGGTTGGTCGAGAACACAAGAAAAAAAAAGTAATAATTTAAAATCAAAAAAAATGAGTACCGAAACTAAAGAAGCTAAAAAAGCACCTGTTAAAAAAACTCCCATCGTTGGTAGTACTAAAGAAGCTAAAAAAGCACCTGTTAAAAAAGCTAAAAAAGCTGCTGTTAAAGCACCTGCTGTTAAAACACCTAAAAAAGTAGAAAAGAAAAAAGGACCCGGTGTTATTGCCTCCATTCTAGAGTTTGTACAATCTGGACCAATTAAAGAATCTGATATTCTTAAGAAATTATCTAAAAGATTTCCAGACAGGGATAAAGAGTCTATGTCCAAAACAATTAAAGCTCAAATAGGTAGTAATAAAAGACCTGTGAGAATGGAACGAGAAAAAAACTTAACCTTTGTTATAGAGGTTAATGAAAAGAAAAACGAGAAAACTTATTCTGTTAAAAAATAATTACTTCTAGCACACGAGAAATGTAAATAAGCCCTGTAAAAATTTTTATCGGGCTTATTTTTTCTAATCTTAAAAATCAAATAAAATGAACAAAGCTATTGTTATTTTTTCGGGAGGGCAAGACTCAACTACATGTTTGTATTGGGCAATCGACAAGTACGACTACGTAGAAGCTATCACTTTTAATTATGGGCAAAAACATAGTGTAGAACTAGAGCAATCAACTATTATTTGTAATAAAGAAAACATTAAACAAACAATAGTTGATTTGTCATTTTTAAATACGTTAGTAGAATCAGCATTAACCTCTAATGGAGATGTAAACGAAATAAACGAAAAAGGTCTTCCTTCTTCTTTTGTTCCTAACAGAAATCAACTATTTATTACTCTTGCTCATGCATACGCTCAAAAAATTGGAGCCAGAACATTAGTAACTGGAGTCTGTCAGACGGATTACAGCGGTTATCCAGATTGTAGGCATGATTTTATAATGTCTCTACAACATGTAACTAATAAGGGATCGGAAAGTGTTATATCTATAGACACGCCTTTAATGTGGATTAACAAAGCAGAAACATTTCAGTTAGCAGATGGATTAAACAAGTTAGAAGAAGTTGTTCGACTTTCGCACACATGTTATAATGGAGATAGAAAAAATTATCACAAATGGGGTTACGGATGCGGAAAATGTCCAGCATGTGAATTAAGAGAAAAGGGATATAATGAGTTTTTAGAACTTAAATACAACTAGAAATGTACTATTCAACTAAGATTGTAGACGGATTCAGCGTTTGCTTTAGACAATGGAGAGCAACAACTTCCCATTGCAGCTACCTTCATGGATATGCCTTGAAATTTAAAATAACTTTTAAATCAGAAAATCTAGATCACAATAACTGGGTTAAGGATTTTGGTTTTTTATCAAAAGATAAAGAGTTAATATCAGGAAAAAATTTTAAACAATGGTTTAATTACATGTTTGATCATACAACTATAATAGCTAAAGATGATCCGGAGAAGGAAACTTTTAGAGCTATTAATCAAGAAATAATAAATTTAAGAATTATAGATGATGTTGGTTGCGAAAAGTTTGCGGAATATGTATTTAAACATTTAGAATTAACGTTAAATAATGAAACAACAAAAGTACATTCAGTAGAGTGCATAGAGAACGATAAAAATTCAGCAATATATGAAAGATAAAGAATTAGCAGAAAAAACAAAAGAGGCATTTCATGAATTAAATCTGCTTTTGCATGATTGTCATGTTTATAACATAAGTGTAGATTTTGAAATAACAGAAAAAATTCATGCTAAACAAAATTGTAAATTAAAACTTAACTCAATTAAGAAAGATTTATTATTATGAGAGATAATACACTAATTGTTTCAGAAAAATTTTACAGCTTACAAGGAGAAGGTCAAACAATGGGTTATCCTGCAATATTTTTAAGACTAGCTGGATGTAATATATTATGTAAATCTGAGCACTGGATATGTGATACTATTGAGGTATGGAGAAAAGGAAAAGCTACAGATTTTCAGAAAGTATTTACAAGAAATGAGATAAATAAATTAAGAGAAGGAGTTCATTTAGTAATAACAGGAGGAGAACCTTTATTGCATCAAAAAAAATTATCAGAATACTTATCTTGGTTTGTTACAAGATATAAATTTCTACCCACCATAGAAATAGAAACAAACGGAACTATTATTCCTGAAGTTAGTTTATCTAAGTTTGTAGAGTATTGGAATTGTTCTCCTAAATTAGCTAATAGCGGTGTGCCAGAAAAAAACAGGATCAATACGTTAGCTATATCAAAAATAAATTCTTTTGAGAAAAGCATATTTAAGTTTGTAGTTAAAGATCCATCAGACATGAGACATGCTATACATGATTACGGTGCGGAAATAAGCTCTACAAAAATAATGTTTATGCCAGCAGGAGAAACAAAAGAAAAACTAGATTTAATAAGGAAAAACATTATTGAAAAATGCATTCTATTTGGATTTAGATATTGTGATAGATTACATATATTAACTTGGAACCAAAAAACAGGAGTATGAAAAACACAAACGAATTACATGAACTTTATTACGGCAAAGGCCAAGATAGAAGATTTCCTAAAAAAGGAACAGTAAGCACGCTATCTCAAGTTTCCGCAGCGGCAAAGTGGTTAAGAAACAGAAAAAAACAATTGAATGAAAGTAAAAATTAACACAGAATCTCTTAAAGACTTACTATTGCCTCTACAGGCAGTAATAAATGATAATCACGTTGTGCCTATACTTCAATGCGTTAAGATTGAATTTAATAACAATGAAATTAAAGTTATTGGAGAAAATCTTGAAGTTTATTGCAGTAATGTAATGTCAGCTGATGTAAAAATATCAAATTCACTGTGTGTAAACTATTCTCTTTTAATGTCAGCAATTAAGAGTGTTCCGGACAAAGATATATCTATGTCTTTTTTAAAAAACGCTATTAAGATTTATCATAAAAAAGGAGAATTTAAGTTTCCGTCATTTTCTTCAAAAGAATTTCCAGAACAAGAAAAAAATACTTTTAGTAAAAAAGCCAAACTTGATTCTAATTCTTTTAAGAGCGCAATAAAAGTAGCTAATAAGTTTATTCTTGATGATGATGTTTCTGCAATGGGAAACATATGCATAGACATAGGTAAAAAAGTATTTGTTCGATCCACTGATAGAAATAGACTTTTTGAAGAAAAAATAAAAGGAAAAGGAGATGAAGAAGAAATTTTGATTAGTGGTAAATCTTCGGTTTGCTTATTCTCTTTAATTGAAGATTCAGAAGAGCTAAACATATCTTATAATTCGCAAAAGATATTTTTTAAATTTGATCAATCGGAAGTAATTGTAATACAGCAACAAGGTAAGTTTCCTTTAACTATTTTTAACAAAGTTTTAAGTTGCATTAATGACGCAGATTTATTAAAATTAGACATTAAAGAATTTTTAACCTCCTTAAAAAGAGTATCTATTTTTTCTGTAAAAGAAAAAACACCTGTAATCAGGCTAGAAATAGATAAAAAAGAAGCGTTACTTAGTTGTAATAGTGTTTTGCTTGAAACAAGAGCAGAAGAAGCTATTCCAGTTTCTTTTAAGAAGAAAAAACTAATAGGATATAATTATAGATATTTAATAGAAATACTATCTATATTTGACGATGAACCTGAACTTTACATAGACGGTAGAAATTGTCTATTTATTAAACAAAAAAAGAAAATAGGAGCACTTTCTCCTATAATGCTTTCTAATTAAAATGTCAACTACAATATCATATTTCGACAAAGCTACAGATAATAAGCCTAAGTCAATAGACTTAGACGAGTGGTTGTATAAAACTATTGATCCGCCTGAAGATTTATTGTTTAAGGTAGAAAACTATAGAAAGTCGAGAAATAAAAGTTTAAAGGCCTCTTTGCCTTGTGTTACTGTTTCCGCATCTTTTAAGAGAAAAAGAAATCTAAAAAACATCAAGAAAAAAAATCCTTTTATAGTTTTAGATATTGATAGATATGCTAAGAATAAAGTTTCAGCGTGTAATATGTGTTTAGACTTCGATTTAGTAAAAGACCTTTTTAAACAAATACCTTCATGCTATTATGTAGGATATTCTGTTTCCAGTGATGGGAAAAAATATAAAGATGGCATGTATGCAATTATTAAATTGCATAAAAAAACCGAGTTAATTCAAGCATTTAAGTTTTTCAAAAAGAAATTAAAAAGAATAGGGATTAATATTGATAATAGCTGCAAAGATTACACTAGATTAAGATTTTTTAGTTATGATCCGAATGCTTATTATAATCCTAGTGCCAAGTCTTTCAAAGTTCCTGAAAAAAGAAAGATAAAAGCTAAAGGAAATAGTAATGTTTCGATAGATAATACTAAGAAGGTAGAAACAGTTATAGAACTCATAGAGGCTAATCAGATAGATATTACCGCTAACTACGATAACTGGATAAAAGTTGGCGGTTCTTTAGCTGGATATTTTGGCGAAAGCGGAAGAGCTTATTTTCATAGAGTAAGTAGATTTTATTCTGATTACGATCATAGAAAATGTGATAAAAAGTTCGATAGTTGCCTGAAGATTAAAAAAATGTCTTTATCCAGTTTTTTTTATGTAGCAAATTATCACGGAATAAGATACTAAAATGAGACAAAAAAAAGAAATACAAACCAGATTGGAAACGGTTAAATCAGAAATTAAGTACTTGAAACTTGAAATTAAAAGACAGGAAAATTATCCTGTAGCTTGTAGACTAAAAGAACAGTTAAACCATAAAAAAGAAATACGCGATATTTATAGGTGGATTGTTATGTAAGTGCAAAATATTTTGCATAAGTAAATAATTTAATTAAATTTGTTAGCAATGAAAGATAAAATAAGAGGCCTTGATATTGTGCTTAAAGGAAACACATTAAATGTTAATAGCACGAAATTTGATTCAGATGTAAATTTTTCAAAACCTTTAAATGAAGTATCCAAAAAAACATGCAGGAAAAAAAACACCGATTAAATTTCCCGTAGAAATAAAAGGTAAATTCTATTGCTGCTACCTACACAAAGATAAAAGTATTGAAAAGAAATGTGTTGGAACTTACGAAACTGAACAACAATGCTGGATTCCTTGTAAAGTACATAATAAAAAAGCTGGATATTCAGAAAAACAGGTTAAGAAAATAATACATAAATATTATGGCAAAAGACAAAAAGAAAAAAAAGAAGTTAAAAAAAATAAGTCATCAGATAAATCTAAGAATAGCAACAAAAACAGATTTTCTAGAACTGGAAAAATACACCCAAAAAAAAGGAAAAAGAATAAAAAAATGGAAAATGATAACAGGATTTCCTTATTGGCTTTACAACTCCAAAGGAAAAATAGAAAATAAAAATTATATTCTTAATGAAAACACAGATTTATCTAGTTTTTCTGATTATCTGTTAAGAAATCAAGTATTAATATTAACAAGCAAATTTGATTAAAAATGGCTGAATCTAAATTAGAGCATAATTTTATTGATAGAAAATCCTTTAACGAAGCTCTTAACAAAGCTCCTAATGACTCTTGGGTAGAAAGCAGAAGTTTAGGATTCAATAAAAAATCAACTTATATGCCGATACAATATCAACAAGCATTAACAGATATATTTTTTGATGAGTTTAATGTAATAGACGAAAAATATACGGTTATGGTAAATGAAATACTTTGCGTAGTAAAATGTGTCGGTCTTCCTAGTTATCCAAATTCAGAATACCGAACATTTACAGGAGTAGGAGTTAGGCCTATACAATCAGATAAAGGAAGTACTCCTAGCGAATTTCCAAAAGGAAAAAAAACCAACGCTTTAGAATACAATGCTCCTGCTGCCAGAACAGCAGCTATTTCAAATGCTTTGTCTTCTTTAGGAAATGTATTTGGAAGAAATTTAGGGCGAAATGTTTTTTCAGGTTATAAAATGTCTAATTCTAAGAAAAAAAAGAAAAATAAAAAATGAAAAAAACGGACATAAAGCTAGAAAAAAACAAAGAATCAAATATTGAAATAAAATTATCTAAAGAAGAGAAAAAAAGAAAAAATAAAGAATTACAGCGGACTAAAAAATGGAGAAAGAAAAGACTAGGAAGATGGACTAGTTCTCAACTAAAGCAGCTCATGAGTTCTGCGCAAGGAAAAGGTCGTTTGGAATGGGATAACATAGATAAACTTTTTTCGTTCGGTTCTACCGCTTTAAAATACATCTATGAAAATGCTATGGAAAGAAAGACAGGCAGATATATAGATGATGGAGAAGGAACTTACCAAATGAGATATGGAACCAGAGTTGAGCCTCTAATAGAAGCTATTGTTACAGAAAAATTAAAAGACATAGGAGAATTTAAAAAGGTTGGATTTAAAAAATTCTCTAAAATACCTAACGCTGGAGTTTCTTCTGATGGCGTAATAATAGATTCTAAAACTAAAAAAGTAATAGGTACTGTAGAAATGAAAGCCTGTACTACTTGGCAAACACATTACGAAAGAACATTTGAAGCAACAAACGAAAAAAGTAAGGATTTTTGGCAAATTGTAGGGCATTGTGAAGCTTATGACGTTAAGATTTGTTATTATGCCGTAGCACAACCACCTGAAGATATAAAGAAATATCTTTTCTACAGCGGAAATATAATAGATATGCTGGACGAGTTTAAAAAAGAATGCAAAGTTTCCATAGAAACTGTCTTAGTAAATAAAAATTACAAAATAGCATTACTTAAAAGAATAATAATAGCTGAAGATACTCTAAACGACTGGCTCGCAACTGAATGTACTGAAAGGTTAGATTCCTTACTAGACGCTAACATAAAACTTTACCAAGAAGATCAAAATCTATTTGATAAGTATATACCTCCTATTAATTTTCAGAAAAAAAGTTTTTTTGACAAACAGAATCAAAAATTAAAAAAAAAGAAAAAACAAAAGAAATCGAAGTAAACATGCCTTGCTGGTCAGAAAACAAAAAGAGTTGGTTTCTATTAACTAAGCATAATCACGACAAAACATCATGGTCCGAAGCAAAATGGTTTCCAAAGTCTAAATGTACACTAAAACAAACAGACAACAAGAGTATAGGGATTATCACAATGCCGCTATGGCTACACAAAAAAATGTTTAAAAAATAATTGTTGCAAAATATTTTGCATATTAACACAAAACTATTAATTTTACCAATGTCTAAAGAACCTATTCTATATAAGCATCAAAATAAATTCGTTAATGCTATATCTAAACAATTTTCTTTAGGGAAAAAGCACATATTAGGACAATCTGCTACAGGATCAGGAAAAACTATTATGTTTTGCTATATAGCATCTAGGGCAGCTAAAAAAAATAAGAAGGTTTTGATAGTTACTGATAGAATGGAATTATTAACTCAGGCAGGAGGGTCAATATCTAAATTCAATATGGACCCTTATTATATAAAAGCTGGAACTAAGTTTATTGATAAAAGAAAAGACGTTTTTATAGGAATGTCTCAAACATTAAGAAATAGAATTTCTAATGATTTTTGGAGAAATTTTATTTTAAAAGAAATAGATCTAATTATAATTGACGAAGCACATAAACAAGAATTTAATCATTTTTTTAGAAACGATTTTTTAAAAAATAAATATGTAATAGGTTTTACAGCAACTCCTTATAGGTCAGGAAAAATGACTCAATTAGGATTGCAATACGACTATATTGTTCAAGGAAAATCTATTAAGTGGTTGATTAAAAAAGGCTATCTATTAAATTGTGATATTTATGATTGTGGTGCTCCAGATATGTCCGGAGTTTCTATTAATAGAGGCAAAGGAGATTATTCTGAATCGTCTATGTTTAGGAAATATGATAATGCTAAATTGTATAAAGGGTTAGTTAAGAATTACAAAAATATTTGTGATTATAAAAAAATGATGGTTTTTTGCTGTAATGTTGAACATGCTATAAAAACTACAAAAGAACTAATAAAAGCTGGTTATGAAGCTAAATTTATTTGTAGTAAAAAAAATCCTCCTAGAGAACCTAAGAAGTGGACAAAAGCAAATAGAGCTGTTTTTAATGAAAAATTTAAATCTTATCAGCTTTACGAAAAGTATTTTTACCGATTTAGCGGCAATCGTGAAGAAGTATTCGATTGGTATAAAAATAGCAAGAACGGAATACTCGTAAATGTAGATATAGCAACTACTGGTTTCGATGATCCTACTGTTGAAGTAGTTGCAATGTATAGAGCTACTATGTCTTTAGTATTATATTTACAGATTTTAGGAAGAGGAGGACGAACAGTAAAAGATGGTTCCATAGAAAAAACTCATTTTACCGTTTTAGATTTTGGAGGAAACAAATCTAGATTTGGTCCTTACGATGTAGACAGAAGTTGGAGTCTTTGGCACGAAGAAAGCAAAAGTGAAGGAGGAATTCCTCCAATGAAAATATGCGGAGAGGATGCAAAATTTAATAAAATTAAAGGAGACGGGGACATTAAAGAAGGTTGCGAAAGGCTAATTTTAGCCTCTTATAAAATTTGTCCTTTTTGCGGGTTTAAGTATCCAGAAAGAAACAAAGCACAAGAAGCTGATTTAGCTTTATCTTCTATAGTAGACAATAAAGGTGTATCTTTAAAAGTAAAAGCATTTAAAGACATGAATTTTGAAGAATTAACAAAATATAGAGAGATAAAAAAATATCAAAAAAACTGGCTTTATAGAATGTTATGGATTCGGAATGGAGAGGATACTATAAAAGAATATGCAGAACAATATAGCTGGAATAATAAAAGGCTGTATTTTGTTATACAAATATGTAAAAACAAATATGAGTAAGTGGAATTATTATGGATTTAAAGAAACTGGAAAAGTATGGAAGCAGAAAAAAGCTATTACAGAAAATCCAAGTACTAAATATCATTTATATATATTAACAAAAGAAGATTATAAACAATTATTAAATTCAAAAACGAGTAAAATGGCAAAAGACAAAAAAAAGAAAAAAGACAGTACAAAGAAAAGTTCTTCCAATAGCAAAGAAGGTCAAAGAAAATTTTCAGGAAGTATTGCTTTAAGTAAATTAGTGCATGTTAGAATGAAAAAGAAAAATAAAAAAGGAAAAAAAATAGATTGTTTAGTTATTCCAATTAAGGAAAATTTTCTTGTAGAAGGTAAAGAAGGAGCTGTTTATATGCCTATAAGTGTAATAACTAAAACTGAAGAGGACCAATATGGGCAGCACGGTTTTATCGGCCAAAATGCAGACAGCAAAACATATAAAGATGCATCCGAAAAAGAAAAAGAAAAGATTGGAAAACTTCCTATATTAGGAAATATAAAAGACTTCGAATTTAATCAATCCTCTAGTAATGATACCGCAGGCTCTAAAGGACAGGTTGAAGAAGACGATGATTTGCCATTCTAAATGACAGAAACTAAATTACAATCCGAGATAGCAATAACTTTTAGTCAAAGGTATCCGGAAAAAAAAGGTCAGCTATTCCATGTATCTAACGAAAGGAGTAATAAAACGCAAGCCTATTTGGCTAGATCGATAGGTATAGTACCCGGAGTAGCTGATTTTATTTACTTTAGTTCCGATTTTAATATAGCTACCGAATTAAAAGTAAAGGGAAGTAGACATGAGGTCGCTAGAATAAAAAAACAATTAGAATGGGGCAAGGTATGGCAAAGACATGGAAATATATGGAGATTATGCATGAGCGTTGAAGATGCTATAAGTTGTTATGAAGGGAAATTTAAAGGGCTTAAAATATCAGAAGTAGAGAAAATTATTAACTCAGTAAACACAAAAACAATAAAATTCTAATGGAATTACGTAAAAAATATCTGAACATAGATAATTGTATTATTATTCATGATGTAAAACAGATAAAAAAAGAACCTCCTCAAAAAAAAATAAAAACAAAAAGACAATTATCTAAGGCTATTTTTAGATCAAAGATTTTAAGCGATAGCGAGTCTTCAATATATACAAAATTATATAGATACGAAAAAGAAGGCTTTAAATCAGAGGATAAACCGATTATAGAAGCTATTCTAACAATATTAGAAGTAGAAAAAGAAGAACTAATAAAAAAATTTAGTTTATAGTATTAAGGATTAGAAGCAGACGGAACTTTAATACTTTCTATCTTAGCTTGAGATATATCTGCTTGTGTTGCGACTCCTTGTGTTGTAGGAGGTGTAGCTCCATTTGCAGCAGTATGTTGATGTAGGTTATATTGCATAACTAGATTATTAAAATCTGATTTTAATTGATTAAAAGCAGACTCTAATTTGCTATACCTTACTGCATTATCATCTGCTGCTCCTATTTCGCAGGTTCCGTCTGTTCTTAGGTGTATTGAAAAAGATAATTCTCCGTTTTGATTTAAACTAAATATTCTTTTTTCTCCGGGAGTTGATTTTTGATTCTTATTAATGTAACCAATAATAATATTATCCGAGTTTTCAGATGTACTAGCATATACAGCTAATGTGTCATTAATAGGAGAAGAATCATCACCAAAACTAGAAACCTGATCTGCTGTTTTTACTCCAAATTGGTTAACTTTTAAAATTCTTTGTGCTTTTTCTAAAATAGCTTCTTTTATAGTACTAAATGTAATCATTAAAATATATTTTTAGGGATTTCTCCTGTAAATGTTTCAGGTAAAACTAAATTTAGCTGCATCGTTGAGGCCTTATCGTTTTCTTGAATTTTTATAGACGATATCATTAACCTAGTTCTATCGTATAAGTAAATTTCTGGATTTTGAACCTCTACTATGTCTCCGCATTTTAAATCTTCTATTCTGTTTAAAGATATAGAAAAAGATATATTTTTTAATTCAGCAGCTAATATATTATCCGCAGCTCTCTTAGTCTCTGATTCTGTTCCAGAAGACAAGACATTTACTTTTACCCTTCTAGATAACACCAAAGGATTTCTTATAGTATCTACAGGAGATAAGGAAGGATTGTTTTTTCCGGGCTGTCTAATTACACTTATTTCAGAATGAAAAGACTGTCCTTTTACTGAAATATTCATACTGATTGAATTTTCTCTGGTAAGAAATAATTTAGACCTAGCATTTACATTAGGCCTAAAAAAAACTAAATCACCTTTTTCATTATGAGATATAACTATGTTTCTCTGAGCAGCTAATTTAGATAAATAGTCTTTTACAGATTCAGATGGTTGTGCCACGGTTTTTTTATAAACTAAAGACATTTCGTTACTAACTGTAGAGTCGACAAGGTAATTAATATTAAAATCTTTTAGTAAAATGTCTGCTATATCACTCAAAGAAACATTGATTTTCTCCAAAGGATAAGAAGAGTAAGGAATAGAAGAATCTTCTAATACTCCGGGCTTACTATATCCAGAAAGAACTTGTAAGTCTCTAGTTTTCTTACTTGACAAATTTGTATTAACAATAACCCCCGTAAGAACTAGATTATTGTTATTATCAAATATTTCAACATTATTATAAGACAAAGGTTTAAATATCGATCTATGCTTTGAATTATTAGTATCGAACAATCCTACAAAAGAAAAAGCAGAGGCTACGCTATCTAATTTAAAATCAATAGATATTTTATTAAAAAATTCATAAAAATCTCCGTTAATCTTTATTCTCATTACACAAAGTATTTAATAGTTCTACCTTCTTCTATTTTCAATAACTCGTTATTTCTTATATTGTTAATCTGCCTAAATATATTGATATTTTCATCATTTTCATCTAGTCCGACTAACCTATGAGTTAAAACAATTAAATTAGTATCTTCAGTAAGTTCTAAAGTCCTTTCCTGTCTAGCATTAAAACTCAAAGAAAATAGAGCTCTAGAAGTAAAAGAAACTAAATCAGACAGTAAAGATTGTATTTGTATAGTAGGAGACCATGCATTATCTATATCGTATATATCCACTTGATTTTCGTCTATAGTGGTTAGGTAATCTTCGTATAATGTCAATAATAAATCATTTACTTCCTCTATGTCCGACCTAGTAATATAATCCGTATCAATAGGATTAATACAACTTACACAAATTCCAGATATAATTGATGCAGCAGTAGACTCAAAATCGAATTTACTAAAAACATTATCTATGACACTTTTATAATTATTATAAGCGGATGTATACTCACTTATTCTAGACTTTACAGACTTTTCAAATGTAGCTGGAAAAGTTATAATTCTTTGAATATTTAAAAAAGATTCTCTAGGGCTAAGTATAATATTATCAGCAGAACTTACAGCTACAGAAACTAAGTTAGAAAACTCATTAAATTTGGATGCATCTGGATTAAAAACAGAACCTGATATGTTAACATTGTTTTTTACAGAATCTATTTCCGAAAAAGTAATTGGGGCATTTTCTAAAAAAAACGACGTAGAAGCATTATCCACTAATAATGATTTAGAACGAACTTCGTCTACTAAAGATACTTGATTGTCAGGAAAATTACCGTCTATACTTTCCCAAAAAGTAACAGTAATTTCTGTAACATTATAAGATTTATCATTTCTTTTTAAATTTGTAGGCTGACCCTTTATAGTTCCATAAAAAGGGTGCTCTATAGTCCAAAATCTATTGTCGTTAGCAGATACTTCAAATTCATCGGATTTTTCTATATTATCTTCTCCTTGAAACCAGAATATCAAGGGATATACATTTCCTTGAGGCTCTCTTCTTTCTATTAAAGAACCTGAAAGATTAATAAATTCGTATTTAGATATATTATACTCTTTGGATTTTTCTCCATTCTTCCATAACGGCTCAAAAACATTTCCATCACCAGTAGTTATAGTAAATTGTATATTTTCTAATCTTTCTATCCAACTCATTTTAAGTGTTTTTTGATTTGAAACTCTGCATTATTAACAAAAAATAAATCTAATTTCTTAGAAGCTAAGTTAGCACTTTTTTGTACAAATCCTGTAGCTCTAACATTATGAGTTCTATTTCTTCTAACTGAATACAATTTTTTAATCTTGAAATTAACTTTTCGGTTTCTTCTGTTTTGACTTATAGAAGAAACTTCATAAACCATACCTTTATTACTAGAACTTAACATCATGTGCCTTTTTCCGCTTTTAGCAGTACTCATTATTGCAGCTACAAACTTACTGTTCCTAGTACCTTTATGAGATCTATAAGCTCTATTAGCTCGATGAACATTAACCTTATTTAAATAATTTCTTGAGCTAACTCTTTTTGCTTGACTTCTAGAAGTTCTAGAATGATCATGAGGTATTAGTTTATTTCCTAAAACCTTTCCTCCAAATTCTTGAGATTCTAAATTTATAGCAAGTTGTAAATTTTTGCTTCCGTCTATTCCTGCTGTAGCAATCATCCTATTTACATCAAAACCTTTAGCTTTATCTACTGTGGAAAATCTTTTAAAAAATGTCTTCTGTCTCGTAATAAATTTCTCTGAAGCTACTAGAGGAATATTTTTTTTAGTTTCGAAAGCTGCATTGTTGAGCGTGTTTCTAACGGCACTTGGAAGAGCAGACCTATGAACTCTTTCCAACTTAGCAGCTAATTCTATAGCAGAATCGTTATTTATATTAAAAGAGGCCATATTAATAATTCCATTGCGTAGCTAAACTTCCATTTGAATAATAAGTGTTACCATTGAATCTAAAAACTGCTCCATTAACCACATTAAAAAACCCTATTAATTCTCCACTTGATGAATCCATATTAAATCTAAGAAGATTTCCATTAATATATGTGTATATATAACTATTATCTGGATCAACAAAAACATTTGTGGTTTTCTGAAAAAGAATATCTAATGAAAAAGATCTAGAAGAGGTCAACTCAAAAGAAGTTTCATCAAGCGAAAAAACACCTATGTCGTTATTATTTCCACTACTATTTATAGAATCATTAGAATTAGTAAAATAAATAAGATCTCCATCGGTATACATGTAAGGATCATTGTTTGATCCAGATGTTAAAGGAATATTTATTTCCCCTTGCAAAACACTTAAGTCAGATAAGTTTAAATAGAATAATTGATAGTCTAATGTAGACTCTCTTATTGTAAAGCAAAGAAGTTTATTTTTAATAGCTACAGCTTGAAGAATTTTGATATCATTAACAGATTGATCTGAATTTATAAGCAATTCTACTTGATAATTTCTAGGAAAATTATCTATTATATTTCCTTGAGATAAATACAATAAGCGATCAGATGAATTAAAAGACAGAGGTGCTCCAAAAGGAGTATTGATAGATTGTGTGTTTTCAGATAAAGAAGATATAGGGATAATCTCTAATCCTGTTTGATTAAATACAGATAATACTACGCTAGAAGCAGGAATAGTATTACTAAAAATAACTGGATACTCGTTATTGCCTGTAGAGGTAATAGTGTAATTAATGCCTTTTGTTATTTCATCAGTGTTTTTTCCTATAAATAAATAATTATCTGGAATATTATCTAAATTAAACATAACCGATATAGATTCCTGAGAAACCGATATAGTTTGTCTTAAATCGTTTAGTTTGTTAGTAAATAGCTTAAGAGCATCAAGAAGTTGATACTGAGTGTCTTCTGAATCTTCTGTTTCTGTAAAATTTATACCAGAATCTCTTATTATAGAATATATATTGGTAATTACATCCCCATAAAGCTCTCTTACTACAGGTGTTCCGGGTTCGGTGTCCGTTTCGTTTCTTATTTGTCCGTCAGGAAATTTAACATCATTTCCGTCTTGAGGAAAAGGTTGGTTTCTTAATGTTCTCATAATTGTACTGTTTCAAAATGAATCACAACTGATTGGACAGTCGGAAATCCTTCTTCAATAAATATTTGAAATCTGTTTGATGCTTGTATTCTAAAAACTGGAGTTAACAAATCATTATCTCCTACTATAGTTCCTCTACTTTCTATAAACAATTTTACTAAATACCTAGTATTTCTCATTGAATTTTTAAGGGTAATTGAAATTACAGAACCATCTCCTGAAATTCCTGACGCAGCAATAGCATCTCCTCCGAAAGTAACGAGGCCATTAGTTGCTCTAACATCAAGAGGACCAACAAAACCTCTGTTTACAAAAGGAGAAGGAATATCAACCTGTTGCAAGCTATCTAATTTTGCCTTATCCGCTGCACTGAAAATTCCAGGCCTACTATTTGTAGCTAAAAATTCATTTCCAAAACTTGTATTAACAAAAGCTCTAAAAGCTTCTTTGAAAGCAAGAGGAGTTAATGCTACGTCTAGCCTTGTGCCTGCTATAGCATCATTTCTACTTCCTCTTGTTAAAAAGTTTAAATCTTTTAATGCCGATTCAGCATTAAAGAAGTCAACCATTCTAACAAGAATTACATTAAATGAAGTATTTATCATTCTAACGAACTCTCCTGACTTAAAATTTCCTAAAAATTGAACACTTTTAATTACATTATCTGAACCTCTAATAGTCCCCTGTGATATTCTATCTACTTGAGATCTTAAAATAAAAACTTCGTTATTTTGAAGCCTTCCTAATTTTAAAGGAACTCTAAGTACAGTAGTAGATGAATTAGTTAATGTTAAAGAAAAATCGTTTTTACTAGGTAAAGCTTGTAAAGCTTCTATAAATTGATATCCATTAGTTTCATTATCAGGAAGATCATTATGTACAATATTATACCTTCTCATTAATTTATCTTTCATTTCATGGAAATCACCGTAAACTTCTTCGTTTACAGGAGTCCCATTTCCGGCTCCTGTATTATCCTGAATCCTACCGTTAGGATAAACCGAAGGTGTAGACTTATCTATATTTGTTAAATTTGCTTTATTTCTCATATTATATATAATTTATAAAAGTAAAAGCAACTGTATGAGCTGGTTTTAATTTTAGAACTAATTCTTTAAACTCTTCTAACCTAGATTCTTTAATCTCTGCTATATCACCTAGATTAACACCTCCTATAAAAAAAGTGGCCCATAGATTATCATCTCCTACGGAAAAATTTTCAAAACTTAAAATACTATTAGCTATGACGTCAAAACTTTGCCCTCCATGTTGAGAGCCTTGGCCATGTTGAGTTTCAAATTGCAATCCTCTTCCGTGCTGTAGAGGCTCTATTACTGAAACAGCTATCTCGTTAGGAGTTTTATAAGGAAATGTATTTTCATGAACGTATACATCAAATCCGGAAGATCTTAATTGACTTTCTATAAATCCGGGATTTTGCCTAGCTCTAACATTATTAGGATATCCTAATTTTCTTAAAATATTACCTCTTCTTATTTCTATATCTATAGAATCGTTAGTGATTAACCCTAGTCTAAACTCCCATAACTCTGCATCACGCTCAGTAAAATTTTCATTATCAGGAAATGTTTGGTCTATTAACAATCTACCTTCTTGAATTAATCGAAGCAAAGAAGTATTAATAGCTTTATGAAAATTATCAAAAACACCGTTTTCTGGTCTATACCAAGCTCTTCCTGTAGGGTATAATTGAACAGATAAAGCATTTAAAATCTCTAAGTCATTTCCAACTAAAGATGGAAACCTGTGAGGAGTTTTAAATCCATGAGGTGTAGAATTTTTATGTACTGTATTATCGCTCATTAATTAAAAGTTATACTTCTTAAATAAGGAATGTTCTCTCTAGAGAACAAAAAACTATTTTGACCTACTCCATTAATAGACATTTCAAAATTAACAAAAAAATTAGAGTTGTCTAAGATATCTGTAACGACTGATTGAACTCTAGCCGCATAAAGGATATCGTTTTTATTCCTAGCTAAGTCTGCTCCAGCTATATATGGCCTTATTTTAGACAAAAATTCTATTATATTAGGCTCTAAAGAATCTCTAATACTTTGCGAAGAGTCTTGAAGTCCTGTAATAGTTATATCTATAGGATTTAACCTTATAGGGAGTAACTCTATTGTAGCTTGTAATGGTCTTCTTCCTCTTTCATTAGTACTTAAAGATATATCTGGATCAAACTCAACAACATCTCTTACCGAATCTAAAATTTCTTGAGAAGGAGTTCCTAAACCATCTACACTATCTTCTTTAGTAGCCTCTACATATATTTGTACTGTCCCTGCATTTCCATCCTTAAGATAAGGATATACAAACCTAACTCCTTGAGCATCAGAAGCCCATAACCTATAATCTGTCCTAGCTCCTCCTTGAGGCTCTAATTGCCTATTTAAAAGAATATCATTTCTAAATTCCTCAACAGATTCCTCAGATAAAGGCTGCTCTAGTATAGAGGATATATTTACTGTTTGCTCTACACCAATAACAGGCTCAGTAATTGTTAAAGCATCATTGTTTTCCAACAAAACTTCAGATCCTCCAGATAAAGACCTTATAGATACAACATCGTTAGAACCTGTTAAAGTGTATTCTTGGTCGAGTATATATACCTGACCCGGGTTTAAAGCATCATCGTTTGATTTAAAAGTCAAACCTGTTCTAAGAACGCTTCCAGCTTCACCATTAACAGAAATTTCAAAAACGCCACTAGTAGATGGCCTTCTAATTCTGTTTAAATAAATTAAACCTTGCCTGTCCAACGTTCCTCCATTTTCAGAAGTGTTTGCTGTATCTGGATAAATTTCATTTTGAACGTCTGATAGAAAAAGATACAATAATTTTATTTCGCCAGATATAGCAATAGAAAAAGCATCAAGAACTTTTTTTAAATCACTATCAGATAAATCTAGTCTATTTCTTAAATCGTTAGATAAACGATTGTAAATAGTTAGTATAGTAGGTATATCCGCCATTATATTTGTATATCAGTTATTATTTCTTGTCTAGCATTATCCCAAATAAATTGCAATTCCCTATCTGCTTGATTTTCTATTTCTGTCAAGAAAACATTTATTTGAACTCTACTCTCGGTTAAAATTACGACATTAACCGAGAAATTTACTATTTTTTTTAAAAAAAATAAATCACTATTGACGGCACTTTCTATCTTTAACCTTCCTGCTGTGTCTATAGCTGTACTAAAAAGTGTTTTTTCTGTTTGAGAATTAAATTGTTTTTCTGGATTATCCGAAAAAATCAAACTATTTCCCCAATAATCCAACCTTTCTTGATTAGCAGGTTCGTTTCCTAAAGTTGAAGACTCTACATTTCCTCCAAACAAAGCAATATATATAGTTTGAAATAATGTTTCAGATAAAACTAAATCACCATTCATTAAAGAAAGCTCTCCTCCATCACCGCTTTCGTAAACATGCAAATCTCTTGTACTGCTCATTTTTTATAATTTAATTAGCTCCTTGAGTACTGCCTAAATTAATAGGAATATTATCTGGATTATCTACATTTCCAACATTATTTCCGCTATCTACAATATCTAGAGTTACATTACTATTTTTCTCCGTAATAGACCTGCTAACAGCTTCATTACTAGCCTGAGAAGTACTAGGTAAAACATCATTTTGAGAATTTACATCGACTTCTCCGGTAACTTCTCCTATTTTTTCTAGGCCTAATTTAGCTAAATCTCCTATCTTTCCGGGTATATTAGATAACAAAGTAAGCATAGCCTTCATAGGCATTAACATAAATTTCAAAATAGACTGGCCTATGCCCATAAACATTTGCTTGAAATCAAATTCTTGAAACCATTTTACTACATTTTGCCAAGCTTCGCCTATCCAATTAGTAAATTTACTCCACATTTTTCCAAACCAATCTGTAATTGTAGACCAGTTTTTAATAACGAGTATTACCGCAACAATAGCTGCAATGATAAGTAATATAGGCCATAAACCTAAGTTAACAGCTACTGCAAAAGCAGTCGAGGCTGCTGTAGCTAACCAAGTAGCTGCTGTTCCTATTACCATTGCTGTTTTAAATGCTGCCTGCGCAACTACATTGTTTTTCATTGCTAAACTCATTGCTCCTGTTCTGGCTGCTGCAATACCCATAGCTATATTATTCGCTGTAGTTGCTATAGTAGCTGCTAGAATAACAGCTTTCATTACGATAAAACCAGCTATTAAAGATAAGCCTATAGCAACAACTGTACCCATGTTATCTGCTAAACCAAACATTATTTTTTTAAGGAAATCCATAGCTGAACTATTACTGTTAGTTGCTGTGGTGGTATTTTTAAAAGAATCCTTAATTGCTTGCAATGCAAAAGAAAAAGTATTTGTATTAGCTCCCGCTTGTACGTTAGCTACACCATTTTGATTTACTAATTCTGTGAGTTTATCTAATTGTGGTATATTTTGCAATAGTATGGCTCCAGCAGCTTGATTTTCTTTTCCAAAAACTTTAACCATTGCTGTAGCATCTCCAGAGATTTTAGACATTTCTTTTAAACGATCACTTAGAGGTAAAGTGCTATCACTTACTACGTCTAAATTAACACCAAATTTACCTAACTCATCAAGAGCTTTTTTAGGCAATGCTTTAGCTGTAGCTAGTGTCGTTAAAACATTTCTCATTTTAGTACCTGCTTCAGCTCCTTTTACACCTTTTGCTGCAAAAACTTCTATAGCTGCTACAGATTCTTGTAAAGAAACATTTGATTGTTTAGCTACTGTACCGAATTGAACAATTGCTTCAGATATTTCAGGTATTGCAGCAGCGCCTTCTTTCGCTCCTGCTGCTAGTATGTCTATAACTTTTCCAGCCTGCGAACCATCTTTATTAAACTGATTCATTACATCTGTTAAAGACTTAGTAGAAGATTGTAAATCCATGCCAGAAGCATTAGAAAGAGTAATTACTGATCTAGTTACTTGGTCTAAAGCATCTACATTCTTTAGAAGCTCTGGCTTTGCAGAGCCTACTAACTCGTAAGCTTTTAAAATACTACTTCCAGATTTTCTAGTCTCTTTTGCTGTCTTAACCGCAACCTTTTCTAAATTAGCTAAATCTTGACCCGCTAGACCCGTAATAGCACTTACACTTTTTAAACTTTTGTCAAACTGGATATTGCTTTGGATAGCAGTATTAAAAAGGGCTCCTACTGTAAGCCCCCCTATAAGAGCCCCTAATTTCCCTACTTTCCTAAAAGTTGAAGTAACCCTCGTGTCAAATCTTTTTATAGCAGCTACACCTTTTGCAGAAAAAGTCCTAACGCCTTTAGTCATTCTAGATATAACTTGAGAAAATTTATCTATAGCAGTAAAAACGGTAGGAATTTTAATTGTTGCAGGCATATTTTATTATTTGTTTTTTAATTTCGAATGCACTTCTTTTAAATGTTCAAACCAATAAATAAGACCATGGTGATCTATATCATCACAGTACAAGTTATCTATGATTTTTGGTGACCAGTGAAACTCATTAACTATGCTTTTTATTTCAATGTTATGAGGACTCACTGACCACCTGCTTAAAAAACCGAGCAAATTTGATTAAGCACCTCAAAATCCTCCTTATCTAATTTTTTAACTAAGCCAGATTCTAGTTGAGTTATATAAGATATAACTTTTATCATGTAATCACCTAACTGCTTGTTAGGATCTATACCATTCATTAAAACTGTCTTATCGGCTCCTTTTATTCTAGCTCTAAAATTGATAGACGATATAGATATATCGCCTTCATTATTTCTAATAGGAGAAACTAATGTATATATAGGTTTTTTATGATCATCAAATATTAAATCACCATCTTCGATAGCATCAATTACATTAATATAATCATCTTCTATTTTTTCGTCAGTTAATTTCCCTCTTTTAAATTGTTTAGGCAAATGAATTTTTAAAAATGCCCTTAAATCATTTATAGCCACTTCTCTGGCTACTTTTTTTGTTTTAATTTGCTCTTTTGTCATTATCTCGGTTTTTAAAAGAAAAGGCGCAATTTTTAACGCCTTTTCTTAATTATTTATATTAAAGCTTTTCTAATCTACCTCCACCAGATATTTTTCCAGTAATTACAGCCGTATTAGTATCTACTTGAATATCTCCTACATACTTTCCTCTTCCTCTCCATACAACTCCTGATATGTGAGTAAAAGTCCATGTAGCTAATTCAAAATTTTCAGATAAACTAGGCAAATTATCTATCTCATTTCCAGAAATAAAATCTGCTACAATTGGTCCTTCAAAAGACCATCTTACAGCATTTACCTGATCAATCATAATTTCGTTTCCAGTTACCATATTAGCATCATCACTAGAACGTTTTCCTCCTGGATCTAGAGTATAACTCTCGTTAGATTTAGTAGCGAAAGTAAAATTCCCTAAAGTTGGGTGATTACAAGTTACTTGTATTAAATCACCTCCTATGTATTGTGGCATAATTTTTAGTTTTTAAAATTAATTATTAAAATCCTGCTTCAACATCAGTTGACTCAATTCTTGCAATCCCTGTACGTCTATATCTAAAAAAAGTATTAAACCTATTAGGGTTTATACTGTCTATTTCGACCATTAAGCTTTCTTTAGAAAAATCAGGGTCTTTAATTAAAGCTCTAATAGATAAATCATCAAAATAATCAAAGATTACAGCTTTCCAGCGATTCGGACTAACTACCTTAGCTGCATCTGTAACTTGTCCGTCTAGTACCAGAACATGATCTTCTACATTTCTTCCTTCTAATATACTATATCCATCCCTTATATTAAAATCAATCATAAGGTTTCTAGGATAAGCATATTGCAACGGAGTTTCACCTTCTGGATGATACGTAGTAACAAAATCTTGAATCTGATATCTTCCGTTTTCTAGAATTACAGTAGAACAACCCTTTTTTACTAAAAAATCTCTATTATCATACTGAGACATGTCTCCAATATTAAAATCGTCAGGAGTAGGCATATCCGGATAGCTCTTAGCGTTTACATCAAGCTCTGGAGTATCTTGTGCTGTTCTAGCAAAAAGTACGCATGCGTTTGCACTAGCTTCAGAAGGAAATCCAGAAGATCTAGGAGCAGGACATAGTACATTAGTAACTTCTTCAACTCTAAGATCATCGTCAGTGATTAACGCTAAATTATCTTTATCATCTTCAGTGCTTCCAAAAAGAGCAACAAAAGGCTTAAATATACGCCCTACGTATCTGCCTGTAGGATTTTCGTCGTCGGGTCTTCCGTTAAATTGTTCTAAAGTAGATAAAATAGTAGCGTTATCTCCATAAGGATTTAAAACTACAGTATACCAATCGTTTCCGAATTGACTTAAACTATCAGCTAAATTTACAGTTCCAGCTCCGTCTGTAGAAGTTGTCTGAGAATAAGAAATTCCAGCATCGCTTCCTTGGTTATCTATTTTAGTGTCTAATTTTGCTGAAGTTTCTCCAGCCCATTTAGTTGTAAAAGTTACTACAGCACCTAAAACAGTAGCAATGACAGGACTTGATAAGACAGAATTTACAGAATCCGAAATTTTTTGCGCAATTTCTTCTGCTGTATCACCTACAACAACACTATAAGCATAATTCTGAAAATCTAAACTTCGTCTACCATTAATAACTACTGTATGGGTAGCATTTCTGTTAGCTGATCCTGAAATAGTCCATTCTCTAATAGTAGCCGTAGCCGTTGGATCAGATACTTGAGGAAAAACAATTGTAGGAATGCCTCCAACACCTTCGCCAGATATAGGTCTCGCTATTCTCATTTGTTGATGAATAGGAGAGCCATACCCATAAATTTCCGCGGCCTCTTGAGCTGAAGTAATTTCTTTTTTAGTTACACTTAATGTTCCTTGATTAGCTATATTAGCTTCTCCAAATACAGCTATTAACTGCGGAAGATTAGGCGTGTCGTTGTCAAAAAAACCTTTTTTGATTTTGTAGCCTGCTACTCTGGCGAGTCGTTCTAGGCCAATAGCTGTACTTATTGCCATTTTTTTCTTTTTTTTTAATTCGTTTCAGTTATATATTGATAACCTTTATCGGTTTGATCAAGTCTTACACCTGTAAATATAGTATTTATTTCGTTACCATCCCAAACAGATTGGTTTTCCCCTAGTCTTACATTAAAAGTAAGTCTAGTCATTGTTACAAAAGCAGAATCTTGAGCATTAGAAGGCTCAAAACTTTCAAAACTTTCGACATAAGTCCCCATAATGCAGCCTAAAGGCAGCCCTAAAACTTTATAATGATGATCTTGAAGAATATACCTTACCATTCCTAGGAATTTATCTCTTCTAATAGCAGAATTTAAGCCTCCTGTGTTATTTAAAGATTCTTTTGCAGAAGAATATATATCAACAAAATAATTAACTCCAGATTGCACACTTCTTTCTGTCATTTGAGAATAGCTTGCTGAATCTAAAAGAACATTAATCATTAAAACTTCGGAATGCTGAAAAGGAGTAGAACGGCTATTAAAAACATTAATAGGCTCGTCAAATTGTTGGATTTTTTTTTGATTTTTAAGTTCTGTATACAATATAGAGCCAATAGCGTCTCTAACTATTTCAAAACCTTGTTCCGGTATCGCATTAGCAATTAGTGGTGTCATAATCTCCTAATATACAAACTATTAATCCTAAAGTTTCGTCTGGAAACCATTCATTTACAACGTAATTCTTTTCTATCCCTGTACTATCCTTAGTAATAACTTTATGTTTTCTAAGAAAAACTTCTTGATCCGAATTTCTTACAGGGTAACTAGCTGCAATTAGTAAATCTTCATCTAAACATATATGAGCATTTTTTGAATTTGCTGCATTCCCATCTGTATCGAAATTAATCCAATGTTTAGACACAAAACCCACTGTGTTTATTCTATACATACCGTCAGCGGATTCAAGAATTATATCCTCCTGCCATCCGCTTCTGGTTACATACTTTTTAGCATGTCTTCTAGCTCTATTTAAAAATTTTCCTGTCAAACTATTCTGCTTGTTTAATGATTTCAGATATCATAGCCTCCTTACCTTCTTTAATTACTTTTTTGGTAAGCTTATAGCCGTTTTCTTTTGCGAAACCAACAATTTCCATTTCATTCATTTTAGTTAAATCTACACCTTCGGAACTTTCAACTTCGTCGCTTAATTCTTCTGCTGCACCTTCAACTTCTTCGCAAATACCTCTATCTAAGGCATCCTGAAGATTAACAAAAGCAGAACCTAAAACCACTTGACCTGAAATAGCTATTTCATTATTTCTTAGTAAATGTTTAATAGGAATTATCTTGTATTTTTTTGTTTTAGACATATTGTTTTTTTTTAAAAGAGGACGCTACTAAAAACGCCCTCCAAAATTTAAATAAATAATTACGCTAACACCTTCATGGTGTAAATCTTATCGATAGTAAAAGGAACTACTAAAGGCGCAGAAGTAAGCTCTAAAGTGCTTGAAATAGTCTTTTCATCGTCATAAGCTCTTAACAAAAAATCTGCTTCTTTAACAGCAGGAAGCTTTGCAGGAGTACCGTTAATAGTAGCTCTTCTCATATAAGGTAATCCTCCATAAATAGTTTTACCCATGAAATCGCCCGGAAGTACGATTACATTTGTTCTATCAAGATAGAAGACAGTGTTATCATTTTCATCAGTATATTTCTCATTATACGTCCAAAGATTAACAGTGAAATCTCCAGCAGCGGCTTGACCGTGAAAAGCTAGACCTGTAGCCTCATTAAATTGTGGCATATCAATTTTAGCTCTATCCATACGTCTAGAATCCAAAATACTACGCATAGATTCATTTGCTAAAAATGCATTCATAGCATCACTACGCATAATCACATTAATAACTCCAGAAGTACAATTTCCTTCATCTCTTAAAAATCGCATAGCTCTTTCTAAATCATCTTGAGGCTTAACTCCCGCTTCATTCCAGTAGCTACCTGCTCCTAGATCTACCATAGATTCAGCCTTACGTCTGTAATCAATGCTGTCTCCGTTCTTAAGCGTTACAATACCAGATTGTAATACATCAGCTTGTTGCTTACGAACAGCACGAATAATTTTCTTACGATTCTTACGAACATTTTTAAGTGCGTTTTGAGCTATAGCTTGGTTAGCTCCTACGGCATTAGTTACACCTAACGCAACTGTATTCATATAAACCTCGTCTCTAGCAAAATCATAATCCTCCTTGTAAAAAGGCGGAACATAAGTATGCTCTGTGGATCGAGTAAATTTATTTTTATTACCTTCTGTAAATCTTTTTACATCTACAGCAATAAGATCATTGTCTCTTTCAACTTCAACATCTACCATTAGAGTTGGAGTCGTTTGACTAGGAAAAAAACCTGCGAAACCAGATCGCACCATTATATCTTCCTGAAATTTTCCCACTACTTTTTTAGCAATGGTTACACTATGTTGATTAATAGGTATCATAATTAGTTATCAAATTGTGAGTTTTCAAGTACATTAAGAACATGAAATCCTCTACTGGTTAATAAATCTTTTAAAGTTTGATCTTCTACTAAAGTGTTTAAAGTTACACCAGTAGGAAAAACCAATAACCCTCCATCTATGTCGCCATTATGAGCAAAACAAGCTGAAGTAGTTTCATTTTGTGCTAATTCTACTTCGCCAGAAATATTAAGAACACCAATTACTTTAGGTAAATCAGCAGCTACTAAAATAGGACAAAATCTAGTTGGGTCCGTAGCATCTCTTTTTACCAAAACACCTTCCTCCGCAGTAAACGGAGCTGCGTCGACATTTACTAAGGTTCCGTCGTAGTAACGATTACCGTAAACGAACAGGCTTTGTCTAGAATAATCAGCAGTAGATTGGTTTCTAGTTCCGCCACGTAAAACTCTTAAAACTTTCATCTTTTTATTAGTTTAATTCGAAATCAAAAGCCTGATCGATCTCCGTCTTTTGTTTCTTTTGGGTTAACTTTTTTAAATTTTGAGAAGATTCTCCTGTATCAAAATCTTCCGCAGATTCAGTCTCAATAATTTGAGCTGTCTGCTTAGAATTTTGCTTTACAAAAAAAGCTTCTCTTTGAGATTGAGAAATATTTTCTCCGCTCTCAATTCCTTCAACTACAGACTTTGCGTCTGTATGTACGTGTGCCAACCACGCTCCGGTTCTGTCTTTTTCCGAAGCAATCCCTTCAGCGACAATTTCCTTATAAGCATCTGGATTGGCAGTTTTGAACTCTGCTTTTGTCATTTTTTTGTTATTAATATTAATACTTGATTTACTAGAAGTAGAACTACTTCCATTTTCTTTTTTTCTTTTATAAGAGGAAAGTGATAACTCGACCACTTCATCAAAAGACTTAATTCCGTCTATATATGTGCCGATAACATCTTTTGCAAAATAAGTAACTCCGTTATCAAAATCTGAATCTTTAATTGAGGGCCTATTCTTAGAAACCGTTTTTATAAACTCTTCGTTAATAGGATTAAGTAAATCATTTACTATAATCTTATAATTATCTTTGTTTAAAGCTTCTTCGAATCCTTCGTTTTTTCTAGTTGATTTAGTTGCGTATAGCCTTATATGCTTTAGTCCGTTTGGATCTTTTGAATTAGCTTCCCTGCCTTCAAACTGAACCATAGTTCCAACAGATCCAACTATACTCATAGGATCTTCGCAAAATACTTGATCGCATGCAGAAATAATTCCGTATGCAGCAGAAGCAGCCATACCGCCTTTATCAACTAATCCAAATACAGGCTTATCTTGCTTAACTTCGTTTATAGTATTTACCATGATATTTACAGCAGAACTAGATCCGCCTCCACTATCTGTTAAAACAATAAAAGATTTAACTCTAGAATCCTTAGAAAGAGATTTCATTATAGAAGAGATTTGCGACATCCCCATGCTAGACTCCCCTCCATTTTTTGTTATAGGACCATCTATCATTATTACTCCTACGCCATCAAAGTCTTCATCTTGTCTAAGTTGGTAGGTTCTTTTTATAATTCTAGTTTCACTAGAAACATCTACTAAAAAAGGAGTATTTAGTTTTACATCTGGGTTTTCTAACTTAACTCCATTTTTAATATCTCTTAAAACCGAAGACATTACAGGGATGCTGTGAATATCCATCATCCAAGGAGTAAGTCCGTATATTTCTTTTGCTAATCGAAAATTCATAATTAAAACAAATATAGCTATTTTTTATTATATAATAATATTTTTTTTTAAAAGTCTCCGTATATACCAAAATACGCATTTCTATGATCTGGAGCCGTCTCCGAATCTCCAGTAAATGTCTGCGGATTATTACCACCTGTTCGCCCTCTTATTGTATTACCAGATCCACCATTAACTTGTGTGCTAGTTGGAGGATTAGGAGCAATATAAGTAAATGTTAATCCATTTGGAGCAGTTGTATCGTCTACATGGTTACCTATATTTGTAGAACCTGATCGTAAAAAATCTGAATGATCAACTATCGTAAATGTGCCGTTTAGATTATCTAAAATAAAACCATTTGGTTGAGACGTGTGTTTTGCTTGTAACTTCGGATGATCTAACCAATTATGAGTTGTTCCCTTCCAAAGTATAAAATCATAATTATCTGTATCGTATCCATGATAAAAAACTTGACCTATTTTAGAATTTAGATAATCTAGAAATATAGAATTAGCTTCGCTACCTCCCGAAGCCGTATTAAAACCCGTATTATTTCTTAAAAAAGACCTTATAGATTCTTTAGAAAAAAATAAACCAGTAGAAAAATCTATAATTTCTGATATAACAAAACCCTTAATATCACCTACTCTTTTTTTATTATCGAAAAAAAATATTTTTTCTTCGTATATCTTGAACCTTAAATCTTTTGAAGGTATTTCAAATAAAACCAAATCAGATTCTAAAACAATATAGCTCCCATCTTTTTTTAATTCATTATTTTGACAATAACAAAAAAAATGAAACAGAAACACAAAAACATATAGTATTTTTTTCATTTTTTTTATTTATTATTTTACACCTTCATCTTCAGATGAAACATTTTTATCTCTAGCCATAAAAAATGCATAAACAGCAGACAAAGAACCCATTAAAACTACCCAATCAGGATTAGTTGAAGGATCACCGTCTAAAAATGTTTCTACTTGATACCATATAATAGGTAATTGAGATAAAATTCCTCCTAATGTAGTTTTCCAACTCTTTTTTAATAATTGTTTCATGATATAAATATTAATTAATTAATTAAGTACTTCTTCAACTCTAATAAGAGATTTTCCGCTAAGTGCGGTTACCGCTCCGTTATTGTTGTTTAGCGGCAGTAGTTTTAGCTCTAATGTATCTCCTTGCGATACTGAAACCCTTACTTTAGTATGTGTTACTGTGTTTCTTCCTCTTCCATCTCTTTTCATCCCTTGTATGTCTATGTCAGAACCATTTAATAAAACTTTTATTTGCCAATTTTTGTTTCCATTAGCTTGAACCGTACACGAATATTCAACATCAATGACAGTATTTTTATCTACCTGTAATGTATTATCATCTAATACAGTAAAAATATTACTACTAGTTCTTACATTAGAAAAAACAGGAACAGAAACTTCATCTGAATTAGCATCGTCCGAGGAAGTATTAGACCTACTAATAAAAACTTCATTTTCTAGGTTTATTTCACCCGGAGATAAAGCTCTTTTAAAAAACTTTGTAAATTCATCTCCTTCTAATTCACTAGCTCTTCCTTCGATAGACCTTATTCGTTCCAAACCAGATAGATCATTCATCTTAGAAGCAAACAACCTGTATATTTCTTCTCTTTTTAATCGACCTTGAAAAATTTCTCTTCTTTCGGTATCCGTAGGTATTAACCAATCAGCTATTAATATTCTTTTCTCCCCTACACTAAAAGAGCTCCATTCATTATTGTTATATATAGCTTCAAATTGATCTCTAATATCACAAACATCAGGAACGATTAAATCAGAAATATTATCTTCGTCAAAAACATCCCCTAATTGTTCTAAAGCTTCTGTGATTTGATCCTGAGCAGATATGTTAAGTTGGTCTACTTCTGTAAACTCAGACTTATCCCTATGTTCAGTTATAACCTGCAAGGCAATTTCTTCTTGTTCAGGGGTTAATATTGTATCTCCAAAGTTGAATGTTGATTCATTAGGCGTAGGAGACCCATTAGAAACCGTAACTTCAGAAGAAAACTCAATAGTTCTAGGATCGTCTTTAAGAACATTAATTATAGCTAAAACAGTATTTCCTTCTTTAATAACAAAAGGATTTACTGGAATTGTTCTGCGCTGAGAATTGTCTTCATTTCTTCTCCTGTTAACTGTTATTTCAGTCTGTGCAAAAGAATAAAACTGGGATAAAATAATTAATAGTAGTAGTGATTTTTTCATTTTTACATCATTTTTATTACGTTATAAACTCGGTGAAATTCTATAGTTATTTCTGCTATATTAGCCTCTGTTCCTTGGTTTTCAGGACCAAAAAGAAATACTAAATTTTGAGGACCCGGAACAGCTACATTAAAAGCATGAAACTTCATTCCAAAGTCTAATATTTGAGATGTTCTAGCGCCCGCATAGTCTGGGTTTTCTCCTGCGGAATCTTTATTTTCTATTTTTAATAATCTAGCTGAAGTAGGATTAGCTTTTACAATGGATATATTATCAAGCCTTAATTCTGCCTGAAAATCTGTACCAGTAGAATCCGCAGAATGTAAAAAAGAAATGTAAGGTTTCCATAATCCAGCTTCAGTAAAATCTACACTTGCTATTCCTGCTATGTTAGTATTAGGATCATTAGGATCAGTTATAGGTGTATCAATATCATTTGTAGAAGTTTGCCATGAACCATCTGGAGACTCTATAATTATAGGTCTAGGTTTTTTTACTAAAACACCATCGATATTTACAAATTCATCACCGTTAGAAGAGTTAATAAAATCAAAACTCACATCAGAATGCTGGTTTATAGTTTCATCTCCATGCTTATTGTATGGGTGAGCTATAACAGGAGCTATAGAACTAGTAACAAAAACCTCAAACCCATTACCAGACCTAACATAGTATATTGTGTTAAGCTCAAGTACAGCAGGAAGTGAATTTACTACTTTATAAACTTTTAATTCAGCCATTATTATGTATTACCAGTCAATACTATTCCATCTTTTTACAGCATCTCCAGCAAACTGCAAAACACCAGAAACATCACCTAATTGATCTAATATAGGTTTATTTGCGTGATCATGTCGCGCTACAGTATTAGCTGCAATGTTGTCTGCTTCGGCTTGTGTTATTATTTGACCTCTTCCTGCATCTGTTATTGCATCTAGTATTGCTTTATTTGTATGGACATGACTATTTGCTACAGCCTGATCTATTGCTGCGGGTGTGCTAGTAGGTCTACCAGATATGTTTTCCCAAACTAGCTGAACGTCCATGCTTTCAAATTCTGCTAGTTTTATAAAATTTGTAGAAACACTATCGTAAAAATAAAAAGCTCCTCCAGTATCTACGGTAGTATCTGCGGTAGCATCTTGAACATATATTGTAGCATTACTAGTAAATGTTAGAGCATCCCTAGCTGCTATCGTAGCAGCCAATAATACCTCTTGTTGACCTGTTCCTGCTATCTGAGTAATCATAGAAGAGTTACCAACTAATTTAGCAACTCCTAAGTTATCTGTTAAGTATGTTTCGCAAAAATCTCCATTTAACACGAAATACAACGCGTCTGCATCAAGTGTAGCAGGCAAAACAGTAACTTTAAATGCTTTTAATTCAGCCATTTTAAATTATTTTAATATTAATATTTACCACTGTGTTAGCTTCCACATATGCGGCACATTATTTTCTATAATAGTTAATCTATTTCTAATATTTTGAGCTTCTTGAGTTCCTAAACCATCTACACCATCTTTACCTTTTACACCTACATCCTCAATGATTATGCGAACTTCCTCAAAAACCTCCTCTAGAACAATATTAACATCTGTAGAATTTTCTTCTACAGAAATGGAAACATTATCACAAATTTCCTCTATTGTAATATTTATAACATCATTCATTATCTAGTAATATCAGAAATAATAGGAAAATTTCCTTTTAAATATGTTTGTACTACTCCATTAGGAAAAGTAAATTGCATATCGTAAATATAATTAAAAGTTTCTACTTCTGGAACTAAAAAAGATGATATCCTAAAAATTCCATTAGAAGCATCCTCCAACTCTATACCTTCCGTTGTAGATATGTCAATGATCGGTGCAAAACAAGCATCTTTTTTTATCTGCATTTTTATCTCAACATTAGTAAGGTCGATAGGTGATTCTATTTCGTTTGATATTCTAGTGCAGGTAAGCCGAATACCATTGAAAGTGTCTCCTGATCGTTGCTGCTTAAAATTATAAATTTCTGTTATCATTATATTCGAGTTCTGTTTCTTTGAAAATGAGGCGTGTCCTTTTGCTTTCCATTCCTATCCAACCAGTTTCCTCCCCATTCATTTAAAGAGTTTAGATCACACCAATACCTTCCTATTTGATTTATTAAGGGATGTTTGTAGTAAAGATTCCCGTTTATAAAAAAATTAAAATCTACAGCCAATCTATTCGGGTGCTTGCTTCTTAAAGTCCAACTAGTTCTTTTTCTTTTAACAAGAAGCAACGAATTTCCATCCCTAACCACCTTGAATCCGAAGTAATTAAGTAGAACCTGTGAATTAGTTCTATAAGCCTCTCCAAAAGTAAGCTCAACGCCTATAGAATTAGCAAACTGAATAAGGCATGCTATATCTGTAGTAAACTCCTGCTGTTCTTCACTTAACCTCACTTTTTTTCTTTTTCTTTTTTTTGGACGACCTAGATTCTTTTATAGATTTCATTTCTTCTTTGAATTCAATCTCTAATTCTTTATTTCGCCTATCTAATTTATTCATTTTAAATTTATGATACATCTCTAGACAATAGTTCACGATTTTAAAAAAAAGAAATACAATTCCGAATACAGCAAAAATCTCGCGAGTGCTTGTGCTTCCGTCGAGCAAACTACTATAATCGTTAGCACTCTCAATTAAGAGAGTCATTAAATTGACACCATATAACACAAAAAAAATATTGTTTAAATATTTTAAAAACAATTTCGCTTCAGCCATCGTCCTTTGTTTAATCGTGAAACAATTGATGTAATAAAGACAGCTAAACCAATCTTTGCTACACCGAACCCTTGGCCCGCCGTTAGTGTCATATGTATCATATCCAAAATGCATATTACTAAAATAAAAAATTTAACTTCTGTAACAATTCCTTTGGGGCTAAATAAGCAATAGCTTAATATCAAAAAATTAACAACTACAGTATAATACATAACTGCAAAATCAATTCTTTTTGTGTAATCTAAAAACAAATACCAATCAACCCTTTCTCTTAACTCAAAAGGTTTTTGCTGAAACGCCTTTTTTAAGTTAGATATTAGCGGCATTGAGAGTAATAACCCATTCTTTATTTTAGGCATTATTTTGTTCATCGTCTTTTCCTCCTATTTCGTTATCTCCTCCTACACTTTTCTTAGCACTATTCTTGTGTATAAGACTCATTATGTTCTGAGTAGTTGTAATTCCCAAGAGAGAACCAAGAAAGATTAACACGGGAACTAAAAAGTCTACAGCATTATCTGGTGTTAGGCCTTTCCAAACTATAATAGAAAGTATGACAAAAGCTACCCAAAGTGCGATTAATCTTCTACTACTTACGGGGCTTTCTGATCTGAATATGTCTTTAAAAAAACTCATAATCTATACTTTAACGCAATTTACAAAAAAAAACCTTACTAAACTAATAGCAAGATTTTTTTGTGGTTATAGTTGAGTTGGTGTGTATTTAATCTGCTATAAAAGAAACTTCTTGCCAAGCTGTGCCGTCATAAAATTTCAATTTATTGTTTTCATCGCTGTCTATTATAAGCATTCCTACTTGTGGGCTAGTTATGGTTAATTTTGATACGGGATGTAATTGCGTGGCTCCATTTTTATAGATAGTGAAAGCATCACTTCTGTTAGATGAATTTTGACCATTACCTACAACTACTAAAGGATCAGATAATACCCAAGAGCTATTATTTCCTGATCTATTTGTATTAGAAGAACCTATTACCGTCTCTCTGTATGACCAAGTATTTAAACCTCTACCCATAGCTACAGATTCCACTCCGTTAGTATTACCTCCATTCATTGCAAGCGACCTAACTCCTGTAGGATTCGTAACGCCAGAAAGCATTGCTAGGCTCTCAAATGCCTGAGCTGATCCACCTCTTATTACTCCACTAGTTCCTCCATTAGCAGAACCGTTACCAATTGCAAAAGAACCGTCTCCAGCCGCTCTAGTAAAGGCATTACCAAGTGCCATGCTAAAATTACCTGTAGCAAAAACCCTATCTCCCCAAGCAAAAGAATTATTTCCTACAGCTCCTGGAGAAAAATCTGGAGAATTACTAATTGTAAAATCAATAGAATTTAAACCTACGCTTCCATGATTTAAAGGATCTCTTCCAGCCACAACTATACCGTTTCCATTACCTTCGTCGACAACGGCAAATGCTCCTCCGCCTCCGCCTCCACCTGTTGGCGCATCTGCCCAATAACCCTGACCAATAGTACCTGTAGCTGTCCAAACCTGACCCGGAACAGAAGGTGTTTCGTTGTAAAAAATTATATCTCCACCTCCTACAGATTGAAGCCTTAATGATGCTCCTTCTTGGCTCCACAGCTCTACTGATCCATTTTCTATTACTTGTAAATGAGGTCTAAAAGAGAAACTACTAGACAGCTTACTTAAAGAAAATCTAGTTCTAACATTAAAAGAACCACTAGTTATTGAAGATAAACCTATAGTGTTTCCAGAAATCGAAACAGCATTATCCCTCATTGAAAAAGCGGAATTATCACCCTCGATTACAAAACTATTAGGGTTTCTTGGATCTGTATTAGGCTCTAAGGATATGGTTACACCTTCTCCGTCTGGTATAGTTCCTCCTAGTTCAATTACTTCATTATCTATAGTTAAACCATTTCCTACAGAAATACCCGATAAATGATCACAAAAAGTCCAATTAGATGGTTCAGGTATTATTTGATTATCTCTATAAAATATTCTTTCGCTAACTACTTCATTTTGCGTAGATGGATCAAAAGAAAGTACTACAAATGTTTCAAACTCTTCAAAACTTAATTGCTCTTGCGCTGTGTATAATTCAGTCCTAGTGTAAGAAAATCCTCCTCCTGATCCTGAACTTGTCCAAGAATTTACAGTTACTTCAAAGTATTGTACAGGGTTAGTGCCGTCATTGTGCTCCACCACAAATGTTCTTCCTACTATATTATTCCCTATACTCTCACCTCCGTTTGCATCAGTAAATGTCCCAAATGATAATGTGGAAATATCATCGGTTGATTTTCCTAATGCCCACCTAGTATTTAAAGGCGAAGTTCTATTATCTCGGTCAAATTCAGTTTCCAAAACAATATTAAATATACCTCTGTTATTAGCTCTAGTTATAGATAAAGCATTAGGAATAATTATATCTTGATTTTCAGGCAAAAGCCAATCAGCATTATCCGCCTTAGTAAAAGATACACTTTGCATCGGCGCGGTAGTAACACAAATAGATGCTTGCGTATTTAAGAGCGAAGGGCTTCCGCTTGCTCCATCTCCTGTCATTTGAATCCATTGAGCTGTTCCTGCTTCCCAAACAAACATATTATCTCCATCCCACCAAATCTGACCTTCTCTAGGAACTTGAGGCTCAACCTGTGTTCCTAGTCTTACACCAGCTCTAAAATAAGCAGCGTTGCGTTGCGAATAAGCAAATGTACTTACTGAAAGCAACAAAATTAAAATTACTCTTTTCATTATGTCTCGATTTTTAATTAAAGTATAACCTTCCATGTATTATTGAGTTCTGAAAAATAACTTCAGAACCAAAATCAATTGTATTTGAATCTGTATCTAACGTGAAGTCGCTAGGGAATATAGAAACCTGATCTACATATAAATCTATGCTTGTTACAGGCACAGAACTAGGCAAAGAGAAAACTGAACCGTCGGCAGAAACTTGTATTTCAAAAGACTCCGAAGATGTAGCTGCATAAGAGATTTGTTCCCAGTCTATGCTTACTGAAGATGGTTCCGAGTTTTTACCTGTTACATTAGACCAATCAAAACCATTATGACTTACAGTGTCTCCTACCCTATTCCTTAGAAGTGGAGACCACGTTATTACCGTCGCCGTTGTTTTCGTTGTTATCATTTTCTTCTGGTATTAATTCTGATTCTTTTTCGTACTTTTCGTAATTCTCTTTCCAGTCACCCAACCCTAAGGCTTCTGTAGCTTGCTCATGACTCATTAATGGAGCCGTAGAATTTCCTAGCATAGTTCGAATAGCTTTTGCTTCTTTTTGTGGGTCAATGTGTGGCATCTTTTTCCCTACGAATCTGCAAGAGTAATAAGCTTCCAATGCCATAAAATCTTTAGTGTTCTTAGCGTTTAAGAAAGCACTTGATTTTAACTTCCCTGTTAGCATCCAATATTCTATACATACTTTAAAAAACGGCTTATAAAACTTTTTAACTATTTCGTTTCGCCATATCTCTACAACAAACTCCCAACCGTTAATAGCTGCTCTACTTGAAGAATAATTTTGATCAAATTTCTGTAAAGCAACTTCCTCTGGTATGTCTACAGAAGCACATAAAGAAACAAAAACAGCACGATAAAAAGCTTCAAACTGAGTTTCCGATGCAGAAGACAAAGAAATTAAATCACTATCCGGGGTTAAATTCATTACAGTTCCGGAAGTACTTTGTCTAAGTGCGGCGGCAGTTTTGCCATTTTTCTCAAATATAGTTTCTGGAGTTTCTTTTGAAGAGATGCTTTTCTTAGGAGTCAAAGAGGTTGCTAAAATATTTTCACCAGTACTGTTAGTATTATGCTTAAAAGCATAAACAACATTTGCTGTTTCCTCTGCTTTCTTTACAGAAGACTCTACATATCTATCAAGTTTAGTTACTTTTTCAATAATAGAAGATATAACGGGAACACCTCTGTAATGATCTATTCTATGTTTATCCCCATAAACCATCCAAGCTACAGTATTCCCGTTAGAGTTTTTAGCCTTAATTCTCTTATGTTCTACAATAGAGTCTTCACCAGAAGTAGCTACCCAAAAAGCAACATGCTCACCTTTTGCGTTTATTTCAATTCCTTTCTCTATTTTACTTCCTTCTGCTTTTCCTGTTTCTGCAAAAGGTGTTTCTACTTTCTCACCGTCTATTACCTGTATATTAGGACCAAATTTATTAACTCTAATAACACATAAACAATCACCCCCTAAAAAAGCAGCTTTAAAAGCATCATTAGCTTTTTTATGAAGATCGTCTTTTCCAGTATAATCACTATAATTAGAATTAGCATATAAACTAAACAATGCTTCCGCATCATCTTTTAAAAAAGAAGGATCTTCAGTAATTCCACAAATTTCTAAAACTTTTTTATTAGGTTCATATTGAAGCTTCAGACCTGTCCCCACAACCCATTTAAAAAACTTACCCGTAATAGCTTTTATTATGTCCGTTTTTAAATTAAGATCATATGCTCTAAGTCTTAAGCCTATATGATCAGGAAGTGTATCATAAATAGTTCCTAGTTCACCCGGAGTTTTTTCTCCATCAAATATATCGTACTCTATAGGATTATAACCTAATTTTCCATAACCTATGTAAGAAGTGTTAGAACTTTCAGGGTTTAAACCTTCTTCTACTTCTTCAGATTTAAACCAACCTTTAATTGTATTAATTACGCCCATTTATTTAGCAATTTAAACCACCTCTTAAAACAGTTCGGTGTCCATTTCTTCTGTTTACATACATGTGCTTAATCTTCTCTAAAGAAGCTATACCATTAGAAATATCACTAGCACTTCTAAACTGAGTAGAAACCTTCATCTGACCATCATCCATGGTAAAAGCCATGGTCCCACTATCCTCTATAGTATCTATAGTATTTAGTATCATAGCATCAATTAAACGATCTATAGCCGCTATCTTAGAATCTAAGTCTGAATTAGACTGGATGTATTCTCTGATTGTACAAGTATCCATAATTATAAACAAACTTACAATTTTTTTTTAAGATATAAAACAAAAAAAGCAGGATAACAAGTAACCTGCTTTAATTTATTTCCCTTATTTAAAATACTTAACCTAATACATATGACAAACATTAGCGTTAATGAATGCAATATAACATAAAAAAGACTAAATACAAAATATTTAGTCTTTTTGTGCCACGTTCTATTAAAAAACAAAATCGGTAAAGAAGTAAACGCTAATATAATATTTTTTTTTAAACCAATTAAGTATTATATAAAATTTCTACAAAAATATTCCAAGTTAAATCTTTATATTGAGTAGGATTTGATCTTTTAATAATGTCGATAAATATTTGCCTAGCTGCAATGTTGTAAACTCTAACATCCCAAAAGTGATTTTCTACCGTTGAGTTTCTTTTCTCCCACTTAAATCCTACATCTTCTCCGTTCTCTTTAACAATCTTTCTTTGCTCACTTTTAAAATGCTTGAAATAATTCCTAAGCGTATACTTATTGTTACTAGGAATAGGAAAATTCATAAAACCATCTTCCTGACTTCCGTCTTCCGCTATACGTAGTTTCATGTTAGAGGCTAAAACATCTTTAAGCTGCTCTACATCCAAAAGGTAAAGGTTAGATATGTTAACAGATCGCTTAACCATTTTAACATCTCTACTGTTTCTTCTAAACTTTTGTTCAGGAACACCTTTTATTCCAAATATCCAATTTTCTGGATCGTGTTCTTTATTTATAAACTCATAGGCATGCTTAGTAAAATGTCCAGTATCTATCAAGCTTAACTTAACAGAATATTTTTCACCACTTTCACTATCTAATTCAGACTTAATTATATCACGTAGCAAATCCCAAACGCTATTTTTCATTCCATGCATGTACGTATATTTAGTACGCTCAGAGTCTAGCCTTTCTTCTTCTTTAGTTTTAGACCTGACGCGTTTAAAAGTTCCGCAACTACCTTGGTTTATAGAGTACGTAGCCCCAGTAGAAGAGTGCGCTAATATTTCCCAATCTATTCTTACGTCCTCTGTTTCATGATTCATAATACCACCTAAATCCGCAGCTAAAGAAATAAGAACAATATCCCCGTTACCATCTTTTTCGCAAGTAACATCAGGAACATAGCCTACATTATAGTCTCTAGTGTTCTCCATTATTTGCATGATTTTAGGAGACTCCCCTTCTTCTTTAAAAGGCATTCCTAAATGTGTAAAATTAAACGCTTTTAATTTTTCTACATTTATCTTTTTACCCGGAGGACATGCCTTTAAAAAATCTCTAATTATTTTTTCCCACGTAACAAAGCCCGGGCCCAGTATTATTGAATTTAAATTGTAGCTTACTATATTAGGCTCTAATGGTTCTGCTGTAGGGAAAAAATCTCCCTTTCTATTTATAGCTTGCTTTTCTTTAAATTTAATTTTCTTGCCGCAACAAGGAAATCGATACCTAATACTTTTAGGTTTAAGTTTATTTTTACTATCAAGTTTCCATACCAAACCAGCAAAAGAACCATCTTTCATTTTTACCTGAAATTGAACAGGAGAATAAGTTCCGCACTTAGGGCATTTCCAATTCCATTTTCTTTGATCTCCTTCTAAGTATACTTTATAAATGTTTGAGGTTTGTTCTACAGTAGGAGTACTAACATAGGCAATTTTTGCTAAGTTTCCATATGAATTTTGTCGGCCTTCTATAGTAGAGCGTAAACTACCTTCCTTTTTATCACTAGATATAGCTGTGTCAAATTCATCAATAAGGCAATATTTAGCTGCAAATTCTCTGAAGTTCTGTATGTTCTGAGTGCTTTCAACCGCCATTTGACCGCCCGCATATTCCTTAAGGTAATCCGTATCTCCTGTTTTTTTTGTTCCTGTTTTAAGGTTATTCGATCGAATTAAATCCCTAAATCCGCTTTTCTGCATAAACAAATCAAACTTAGTTCTTATTGTTCGTTTTGCTATGTCTTTATCTTTCGAAGTAAATAAAATATTAGACGGATGATTTACAATAGACCACATCATAAAAGGTACAATAAAACCTGTAGTAATACCGCACTGGGTACCCTTCATAATTGCTATTTGTTTTGTCGGGTCTGAAGGATGCATTCTGTCAGCAATCTCTCTAACAAATGGCGAATTGTCGTAGCTATATCTTCCCGATATCCTAGAAGACTCTTCAGGTAGTATTAAATTTTCTTCTATCCAATCACTAACCGCAGGTTTAATTGTATTGTACTTAAAAGATAAATCTACTATCTCTTCAAATACATCTGTATATAACTGACTAATTTCATCCATTATAATAATTTTACACCATATTCAGAAGACATTTGCAAAAATAAACTTGCAGTAAAGCCCTGACCTTCGTCTACCAAGTTGTTAAAAACTTCTAGGAATAAATTTCCTCTAACATCAGTATTTGTCTCTATAAGTATATCTGATATTTTTTTAGCGTCGTCTTTTATTTTTTTCATAATTATGATATTTTTTCTCCTTTACCTCGTTTAACAGAATACTCTTTTATTTCGTTTTCTAAATCTTTCATAGCTATGTCTGATGCACTATCAATAATAATTTGAAACTCTTCATTTAGTTTTTGGTTAACACGACTTAATGCTTCCCTATCACCACCCGCAAGTTCATCGCAATACACACCTGCTAAATTCATCATAGAATTATCAAATACGCTAAATACAGTTTTTGAAAAAGTAGAAAACATACGCTTAACAAAATCGGTTGGTAACATTTCACCATACATCTTCTTTACCGACAAAAGAGCTTTCTCAGCGTTTCGTTCTTTCAATAGAGCTTCGGCGCGCTTTTTCCTCATGTCCCAGTCAACTAGCTCCTCACCTTTCTTTCGAGATCGCTCTTTTTCGGTCTGCTTTACCGTTCTAGTTTTGCTCTTAACTGGAACCTTTTCGACTACTTGGTCGTATATTTCTTGTACAGGTTTTTTTCTTTTTGTAACAATTTTACTTTCCCTTTTCTTATTATATTTTATAAAAAATGCCTTATTTAAAGGGTTGTCCATGTCTATTTTTTTACCCTCAACGATAAGGTTCCCGCGTGTAATATTCATTGTAACTATCCCGTAGGTAGTTCCGCAAAGAGCTGCAAATTCTTTTCTACTGTATTCCGCCATAATTATTAAAAATTTACTTTAACCATATACTTATCTGAATCTTGAAAAGAAACAAATTCGTCATTATTATTTATATAGGTTATGTGCATATCTAGCTCTCTGTTTTTAAACCTTATTAAACGAAAAGCTATTAAAAGTTCCCAAGAACCGTGGCCATAAAAATGACCTGTATAGTCGTATCTATTAAAACCTTTCTTAGCGCGCTTAAACAAAATCTTCTTGATAGCCTTATATTCTCTTAAAACCATTTTTCTGGATTTTTTACTCTGCGCTTTTGTAGCTAGTTTCTTTAAATTTTTTGAAGATAATATCATATGATTTGTTTTTGTTGCGAAAAAAAAGCAACTGAGTGTTTATAAGGTTTACCAAATGTTTTTTATAACAAACTACTACAAATATAATAAAATTATTAACTTCATAAAATAACAAATTTCAAATCCTCGAAAATTACTCATGAAATGCGGTGCGTAACATAT